AGAATTTATTTCAGCATTAAATGTAGATAGCTTTCAAAACAATACATTTACAGTTCCCGAGAATGGCTATTTTGTACGGTTGAGTCAATTAAATACAACATCTACTCCCATTGACAATGCAAGAGTATGGACTGATAATCCCCTGTTGGCATATATAAAATTATTTAATGTGCAAGATGAAGAAGATGGGCATATTGTTACCGACATCGTTAATAATATGAAAGATGAATCTGACCTATTGCCTGACGGTTCACAAGTAATATCGTCAAGCGGTGTGGTTGAGCCAGATTTATCCAATTATGGAAAGTCAGGATATGTAACGGCAATTCCATTAAAATGTAAGGCTAATACGGAAAAGGCGGTCGTTAGATTCAAGGTAAGGTTTACAGAGGATATGAATACAAGTAATCCTTCAATTAGTAGTAGTAACGCTTATATTAAAATAGGTGCATTAAAAAGAGTCGGTTCGACTGCGTTATATGAATTGTCTTTTGTTTCAAAACCAAATCCAGTTACCAATGACTCCGATGTTGTCGGCATAGCATATAATGTTAGTCTGGGATGTGCTAACTATAATTATTCAGGGATGAAAAAGGTGGATTATAGCGGAATTAGAATGCTTCCGATAGCGGGGGACTTAGCATTAAAAATCCAATGGAAAGATACAGGCAATGCCCAATCACCGACAATATCAAATCAAAATGGTGTTTTTGAAATAAAAAACAATAACCAGTCTGTCGGTTCATTTACGCTATCAAGTTATTCTACAATGGAAGATTTCGTGAAAGCATTACAGGCTAACGAATACATTAATGTGGAATGGTACGGACTGGCAGGCCATACTCCGTCTGATATGATAGAGTTTTCTGACATCAATTTGACAAAATCAAGGCAAGTGAATACATATTCAGATGAAGGTGGTGGAACTCCTACATCAACTTCAACAATAGAAGATAATGGATATGTTTATATTCGATATAAGTTAGATGCTAAATGGCATACTTTTGAAATTGTAGCGGATAAGAGCGTTTCAGATTACGTATGCGTGGCAATTGATGGCATACTATTTAATAGAACAGAAAGACCTATTGAACAAATTTTCAACGAAAATACGGTTTTATATCTGGGTGGAACTGTTGATGGCTCTAATGTGAATTGTGAATTTTCAGATTTAGAAGTGTACATAAATCATTTGAAAGATACTGAATTGGTATATGGAACAGATGGTTACGCTATTATTTCTGATGTCACACCACGTTTATTGTTGGGAATGGGACATACTATGAATAACGGCTTTGAAAGTGATGTTGAAGAGACACAATCGGCGGATAGGATGGCAAAATTATTTTCAAAAGCTAAAGAAAAGGGATATAAGCCGATAACTTTGGATGATATATCCGATTACATACATACGGGAAAAATTCCAGCAAAACGGGGAATTTGCATAATGTACGATGATTACCAATTTCCCATATATTTGAATGAAAAGTTTAGAAAGATACATACGTTATTCGGACAAAGGCCATGTTTCGCTTTATATGAACATGCAGGAACACCAACATTTCAATATGACGATACTACATATAATGTTTCAGACCTCGCAAAAGAAATATTGTTAGACGGTTGGGGAATTGCATTGCATGGTTTGAATGAATCGTTAGGTACAACAGGGTATGGAGAATTACAAAAGGTACTTAACCGATGGTATGACCTTGCGGCCAATTTGAATTATCCAAGACGCTATATTACATATACAGGCGGTTCTCATAACAGAATGGTCTTAGAGGAATGTCGTGAAAAAGGATTTTATTTAGGCGTAATGACACAGGCAGGTAATATAAATATAGTGAAAAATGCCAATCCGATGTATATTCCACGATTTACAGTAGCTAAATCATCTACATCTGATATCGAAGACCTAGAAAAGTATTTGGTTTAGTATTGGATAATGTCAGAACAAGTCTTGACTAAACACACTCTGCCACCTTATCTCAGCGAAGACAGCCTAAGCGGTTCATCACCGTTTAGGTCATTCGCTGTTGGGTGATAAATCTGTAGATAATCATTAGCCTTAACAGACAAATAAAAAATCTGTTAAGGCTTTTGTATTATAAAATCAAAGTTATAAGTAATGCGTGAACGTCTTTACCAGTAACGCAATAGGCAGCAATGTCCTGGATAATTGAGGGGTAAACTTCTGACAACTGCCGACTATCATACCCAAGTAATTATAACAATATTGTCAAACATAGGGGATGAGAGGGGTTAAACTTTCACTTTATATCCTAATCACCCCAAGTAATTAAAGAAGAAAAAAAATGGACAAGCAAAAAACCGTTTGGGAAGCATTTATGGAATTTGTTAATTCCAAAGAAAATGGCAGCATAATAACACGACAAGAAATTATACAATATCTTGATAGAAAAGGTTTGAAGCCTTACTCAAGTGATGGAGCATTCATAACGGTTCCACCGTCATATGAATGCTATTCCGTACACACTCTTGACTATATTCGCAACCTATCTGAAAAGGTAGGTTATTTAGACAAAACACGTCATGCAGGGATGTATGTTGTCAACAAGCACTTTCCTTCAGGTTACACCGTTTCTCAGTTAAGAAAAGATTATGATAGCAGAACATGGTAGATATAAATGTAACAAGGATAAACAATTTTGAATACAGTTTCAAGTTATCCAGCCGTGAGGGCATACGTCATGTAGCAAAGGCTTTGACCTTTCGCAATCCTGACCCTTTTGCCTATTCGCATAAAATAGAGAAATTTGACAAGCGCAGGTTGACATTCCGTATAGGTATGTTGCCTACGCTTCAAGCGTATATTAAGGAACATGGTTTGTCGTTTCAAATATCCGATTATGATTACAGTTTGCCCGATGGAGTAGAAATAGACAGACGTATGTCGGGAAAGTACATTCATCAGCGTCATGCGGTTGAGGCTTTCTTTCGTCGCAGATTTGGAATCATAGTCGTGCCGACACGTGGAGGAAAGACGTTCATTGCTTCAGAGATATTACGCATATTTCTTGATACTGATGAGGGCAATTTTCTTTTCCTTACTGATAACACAACGCTGTTCAGTCAGGCAGTGAATGATATACGGACGTACTTTGAACCATATGGGGGTATAGAAGTTGGAGAAATACGAGCTGGCAAGATTGACACTGGCAAGCGTGTAACTGTCGGCATGATACAAACTATACAAAGTACATTCAGCGGTCGTTGTCGGGATAAGAAAAAGAAGGATTTGGAGAAATATATCCGTGAGCTGAAATTCCTATGCGTGGATGAAGTACATGAGAATTGTTCGGACGCTAAGTTGAAAACCTACAAAAAGGCAAGAAGTTTGGAATATCAACTTTGTCTTTCAGCAACTCCGTATCGAACAGGTACGTTGGTTCAGAACTTGAAGCTCAAAGAATGGAGCGGTGACGTTGTTTATACGATAACCGAGAAGCGGTTGAGAGAAAGGAAGGTATTGTCAGACTATCGGGTGTTTATGTTACTTATTGACCATAATGATATTGAGTACGACATTGAAGTGGACGATTACAACGGCTATCGAAGGGAGCTGATATTTGAATCAAAACTTCGTAACAAACTACTGATGCAGGTTATCGGAATACTCCGAGAGCTGAACCTCAAAACGCTTGTGTTGTTCCAAAGCGTAGAGCATGGACGCAGGGTGGAACGTCTTTCGGGAATACCTTTTATCAGCGGTGAAACTGAAAGTGACGAGCGTGAGCGAGCAAAAGAGGAGTTTTTGGAGGGTGAAGGCGGTTTTCTTTTGGCGTCAAATATCTTCAAGAAGGGCGTTACACTTCCTCAAGTTGAAGTCATGATAAACGTGGACGGAGGTTTGGAAGATGCTAACACTATTCAGAAGAAAGGACGTGTATTGGGAGCTACGAAAACCAAGAGCCGAAGCCTGATAATTGACTTCTTTGATTTGTATGATGCCTATTTCTCCGAACACTCTGAAACAAGGTTAAACACTTATATCGGAGCTATCGGTGAGAAGCGAGTAGGCATATTGGATACTTCGATTGACGATTGGAAAGAAACGATTAAAAGATGGACAATAAAGTGGTTCGCCGCAGACAAAGGCTATTCAGATATGCAGTAGATACGTTCGTGGAGTTATTGGAACAAGTTACCAAAAGGAAAGTTAATTACAAATGTAATAACTCCGATACGGCTTGTTGGGATAACTTCATGGACACTTTCTCAGACCTTATCGGAGAAGAGTTTGTAAGGAAGTTTTGCGAATATGGTATTCAATCTTGGTTTAATTCAGGAGCAAAGAAGGACTATTCACGAGAAATAAGGTTCAATTGGGTGTTCGGAAAAACCGCCATAGCAAGGTGGAAAAAGTACGATATAGACACCAATGTATACATTACAAGGATTGGACTGAAGAAAGACCATAAAATCAATGTAATAAAGAAGAAAACTGAAATACCAGCGTTAATATCTACTATCAGACCTGCGGAGGAGAAATTCAAAGCAGCCTACCATAATACCAACAGAGGGTTTTTATGGTGCATAGCAAATACAACTCTGTATTTTCATAAGAGTTCTAAATGTGCAACTTGTAAATTCAAAAACGAATGTAAGGAGCTTCTGAAAAAGGAGTATCCAAAAATATATGTAAAAAGAGGTTATGGCGAAAAATGATGGATTAGCAAGTAACTTCGTTGTTGAGCTTCTTGCGGCTGCGTTAGAGAAAAGAACAGTATTTGAAATTGTTAGACAATACTTGAAATTCTCTTATTTGCAAATTGAAAGTGAGAAGAAGCTGTGGCAATGGGTTACAAAAAGATACGACCGAACAGGGAAAGTTCCGACTATCGGTCAGATTCAGCAACAATTCCAAGATGATGAAAATGTATTAGAGAAACTTGAAGAAATATCTGATGTAGAGATTGACGAGCAGGGCGGTCATGAGATGATTGTTGATACTTTCGAGAAGTTCATCAAAAAGATGAAGTTTTTGGAAGCTAATGATAAGATTGCTGATTTATATAATCAAGGAAAGAAAGAGCAATCTTGGGATATGTTCGTCAAATACGCTGAGGACTTCTCCAAGTTTTCTATTCAGGATGCTAAGTTTGAAACGGTTTTCGGAGACTTTGCCGAGCGTCAAGCGAAAAGAAGGAGTGATGATTGGCAGTTCCGATATAAGATACCAACTGGTATTGATGAAATAGATTATCGGTTGGGTGGCGATAACGGTGGCCCAGAAACTGGTGAGTGTGTTCTTTGGTTAGGAGATTCAGGAGCTGGTAAAAGTCAGGTTTTGGTATCCGTAGGAATAGCTGCTGCCAGACAAGGGTTCAGAGTAGCTCACTTTCAGTTGGAGGGTACGAAGGAACAATGCTTGAACCGATACGATGCCGCTTGGACAGGTACGCTTTACCAAGATGTTAAACTTGGTAACATTACCGCCAAGAAGATGGAGGTGACCAAGCGTATTATTAAGAAGCTCCGAAAAAGTGATATCATTGTAAGCTCCGAAGAAACATTCAACGCTAAGACCTTGCCCGATATTCGGAGAGAGGTCAAGGAAATGGAGAAAACTTATGGTAAGATTGATGTTATCATAATAGACTACTTGGAGCTGTTAGAAGTAGGCGATGGTCATAACTATACGCCTCACGAGGAGCGTTTCAGACAGGCTAAACTTGCTAAGGGTATGAAGATGCTTGCTATGGAGTTTAATGCCGTAGTTCATACCGCTACCCAGTCAAGTAGTATCGGAGAGGAGCAGAAGAACGACCCAGAGTTTGTAATCACTCGTGCTCAACTTTCGGAGGATAAAGGAAAAATCAGACCGTTTGATATTTTCATTACGATTAACCAAACACGTGATGAGTCCAAAGAAGAGATTATGCGACTTCACACTGATAAGCTCCGAGACTACAAGAACGGTGACCCCATACACATCTGCAATAATTTCGCATACGCAAGGTTTTATGATAGAAAGCGTACATTGAATACAGATTGGGATGAATATGAAACGAGCAACAAGGAAGATTGATGATGCTGACCTTCGTGATTTGTTAATCAATCCGAAGTTAAACCGAAGAGGACAATACATTTGCGATTGTCCTTTTTGTGGTAAAGAAAAGCATTTTTATATATCACGTCAAACCCAACTTTGGGATTGTAAGAAGTGTGGTGAATATGGAAGTATTTACAAACTTCTTAAACAGCTGGACAAAACTTATCTGCTGGGAGGAGCAACGGTTGAAATTCGAGAGACTATTCAGAGCCTTCGGAGTATCGTTGCGGAAAGCATAGAGGATGATGAGGTGACGTTAAAGGAGCTACCTGTTATAAAGATGCCTGTTGGATGGAAAGTATCTGTAGCAAGCACGAAATACCTATTGGGGCGTGGGATAACTCCTGCCGATTGTAAGCGTTATAATATAGGAGCTACTGATTTGTATCGAAAATACCAAAACTATGTCTTGATACCAATTTACGATGGCGGAAAGATACGAGGTTTTTTGGGACGATACGGAGCTAAGAAAGTTCCATCAGACCGATTAAGATACAATAACAGTCCTGGTACGGAGTTCTCCGAGCTTTTGTTTGGATATGACGAAATAACCGAGAACACTACAACCGTTATATTAGTAGAAGGAATTTTTGACAAGATAGCGGTTGACAAAGTTCTTCACTTATGGGATAGCGAGGATATAAAATGCGTTTGTACTTTCGGAAAGAAAATCAGCCCAGAGCAATCGAAAAAGTTAATGTTGAAGGGAGTCACAAATGTCATATTGTTATATGATTTTGACGCTATCAAAGACATCAAAAAGTACGGTTTGGAACTTGAAAATAACTTCGTTACAAGTATTACATATACAAGTTCTAAAAAAGATATTGACGAATGTTCTCCAGAGGAGGCTTTGAAAGTATTTGAACATTTGTATAAACCCAGAGATTTTAACGAAAGTGTAATTGGCAAGCTCAGAAAATGATAGGAATTATTTACAAAACAACTTGTTTGAAGGATGGTAAAATATATGTAGGACAACATAGAGTGAAAGACAAAGAAACTCTTGACCCTTGGTATGTTGGTAGCGGGAGTGATTTAGAAAAATATATTGATGAAGCTAAACAGGAAGATAGATTAAATTGGTTAAAGTTCTTCCAAAGAGAGGTATTGAAAATTTGTTATACTCAAAATCAATTAAACGGATATGAAGCGTATTTCATCAATAAATTTGACGCCACTAATCCGAATATAGGTTTGAATATATTGAAGAGTTGTTGTTTTAAGAAGTCTGGAGCGTCAAGAGATAAAAGAGTTGCTAAACTTGGAGCAAAAGTATCTGAAGAAACAAGGTTAAAATTAAGCAATATAAGAAGAGGGAAGAAACATTCAAAAACTTGGAGCGAAAAGATAGGAAAATCTCAAAGAGGAAATAATTGTAAATTTACCAACACTATATGGATTTACAATTATAAGGAGGGAGTTAATAAACGTATTCCAATTGGCGAAGAAATACCGATTGGTTGGAATAGAGGTAGAATGAGTTATTTTGATTGACATGGAACATAAAACGAGAAACTTATCAGTAGCAGAATACTTTTTGGTAATACAGAAAGAGTATTTGATTGCTGAATTTAGAAAGAAGATATATTACAACCCGAAGGATAAGGCATATTATCAAAGGGTAATGACGCACAAGGCTAAGAAGATAAACGACATTGCTAAACGCAATTGTTTAGATAGCATTCTGAACAATTCCAGTAAGCTGGAAGAGGTACGGAACGAGCTGTTTGATAAACTTGGCAAACCAAAGTTTGAATTGACCGAGCTTGATATTGAGAATTATTACGCTATCGGGAACGAGTTTTCATATCACGGAGGGATATGGATTTTGGACCAAGTTAAGTCCGATGGAACATTGACACTTTATTCCGCAAAGTTACAAGAATATGAAGATGCGAATAAAGACGATGTATGTCGAATATTGTAGAAAATAGAATTTGTAGTTTATCCAATAAAACATTGGGTTTGTCTGGGGTTTTGCTTAACAAAAGTTAAATCTTTGGGCAAACCCAAAAATTTTTTCGATTTTATTTTGCCGTTTGAAAAATTGTCCTTACCTTCGTATCAGAATTGTAAATTAAATTGTAAATCGCAATGGGACAAAAGATGAAAATGTCAGAAAAACTCTATCATAGATATGAGTATCTTGCGAAGAAGTACGCATCCAAGATATTCTCCTATGAAGAACTGTCCTTTGAATTTGAGGACTTGGTTCAGGAGTTCCGCTTGAAAATCTTTACTTCCATAAAATCATACGGCAGGCGATGGGCCAAATATCGGAGAAACGAAGCGTCAAAGCCAGTACCAATCCGATTTTATTTGGAAGCAGCTTGTTCTAACAAGTCCAGAGATTTTATGAAGTATATAAGTAGGGAGAACTACAAAACAAGGATTGATGAAATCAACTTTGATTATGGTATCGAAGGAGATACTCAGATAATTCCTGAAACAAATAAGTTCGTACTGAACGGAGTGAATTTATTGGAAGGATTGACGGGCAAAGAAAGAGTTATATTTTCACTTTTCTTGCGAGGTTACAATACAAAAATTCTTAACAAAGTTTACTTTAACAACGAGTCAGAGAAACGAGCAAGAAAGGAAATCTTGGACAGTGGCGATGAACCAATTGGAGTAGCAGATATAATAGACTTACAAAAGAGTTACTTGATTCAGAAATATGGTAACGAATTGCTACAACAAAAGAAAGTATTTTCAACTTACAGTTTCGATGAAGAGTAACGAAAACAGTTTTAACAAATAAATAGTAATCATTAAAATCGTAAAAGCAATGGCAACGAAAATGAATGCAGCAACAGCAAAAAGAGTGAAGGCGTTAAAGATTAACGCAAAGAACGAAGAAGAAGCACGTGAGAAACTTCTTGAAATCTTGGTAGAAAACGGAATTGAAGGAATGGAGGAAGAGGAAACTGATACCCTTCTGGACATTGCTGAATCCTTCGTGGAAGACGACAACTCAGGCGATGACGAGGAACAGACCGAAGAGGAAGAAAACGATGAACTTGCCGAGGAAGTTGAAGAAGAGGAGGAAGAAAAACCGAAGAAACCTGCCAAGAAGGCTTCTAAAAAGGTTGAAGAGCCTGAGGAAGAAGAGGAGGGTGACGAGTTCGCAGAAATGGACAGAACAGCTCTGAAAGCCTACATCAAAGACAATGAGCTTGACATTACCGTTAAGAAGTCTATGACTGATGACGATATTCGTGAGGCTATCCGTGCCGAAGTAGGAGAGGACGAGGACGAGGACGAGAAACCTGCACCGAAGTCAAAGGCAAGCACGAAAACCGCTGAAAAAGCAGCTCCGAAGAAAGAGGATAAGAAAGCGGAGAAGAAAGAAACAAAACCTGCTGCCGGCAAACGTGGAACAAAACTTGACCCGAAGAACAACGAAGATGACCGCAAAGCGTTCGCACCGTTGAAGAAGTTGTTCCCTGAAAGTGAATACGCATATGCTTGGGTAGCGAGTGCGGGCGTAACTATCAAACACAAAGGCAAAAACTCTCAGCGTTCTATGGTTCTTATCGAGAACTGCTCAAAACAGGCTGACGGCTCTATCAAGTGTAACTTGTATCTGTTGACCTTCACTAAACAGACCGAGATACTGGACAAAGCAGGTATTGACTACGAGCCTTGCTGGAGTGGAGCACCGCTTATTAAGGGTATTACTCTTGATGAAGCTCTTGAAATCATCACTGACCTTATGGAGCATATTACGGCAACCGTTCAGAAAATCGACAAGAAGCTGGGCGAAAACCGCAAGAAAATGGAAGAGAACTTGGACAAAAAGAAACCTGCCAAGAAGTCAACCAAAGTAGAGGAGCCTGAAGAGGAAGAAGATGAGGACGATGAAGAGGAGGAGGAAGCTCCAAAGAAAAAGACGTCCAAAGCTGCTCCTGCAAAGAAGGCTGCTAAAAAGGTAGTTGAGGAAGATGACGAAGAAGAGGACGATGAGGAAGAAGAAGATGAAGCACCAGCTCCGAAGAAGAAAGCTGCTTCAAAATCGGCTCCTGCTAAAAAGACTACCAAGAAGAAATAAACCTGATTGGTAAGCAATAGAGAAGAAGGAGAGCGTGTTGAGCGTTCTCCTTTCTTTTTCTCCCATAGTTACTAAGGGAGAAGAAACGAAAAGAAAATTTCAAAATAATGATTGATATGAATATTCCGATTAACAATGTTTGCATTCCTGAGTTGGGAGTAGCAAAAACAGAGACCTTTGCAGCGTTGTACCCTGCTATCAATTACTACCTGTTCACCCAGAAGGACTACGAGCCGAGCCGTGACGGAGAAGTTAAGGAGGTGCTTGATTTTAAGACGCAGTTGACCAATCCTTATCGTAGATGTGTAGGAGGTTACGAGCGTGATATAAATGTGTTCTTTTTATTGGCTGAAGCGATGTGGATAGCAATGGGAAGAAAAGATGTTCACTTCTTGACTTTGTTTAATAAGAAGATGGCAGACTTTTCGGATGATGGTGAAACGTTTCACGCTCCTTATGGTCATCGTTTGCGTCATTGGGGTATTCGTACCGAAGACAAATTTGTTAAGGATAACTTGGACGCTTCAAAAGGTTACGACCAAGTAATTGATGCTATCAAAATCTTATCGGAAAACCCAAACAGCCGTCAGGTAGTTATGGAGATTTGGAATCCAAACTTTGACTTGGGATACAAAACCAAAGACATTCCGTGTAACGACATAGTGATGTTGAAGATAAGAGAAGGGAAACTCATCACGACTATCGGAAACCGAAGTAATGACCTTCATTGGGGATTGCCGACAAATATCTTCCAATTCAGTTTCTTGACCGAGCTTATGGCGGGTGCGTTGGGCGTAGAACTTGGAACGCAAACTCATAACTCTCAAAGCCTTCATATCTATGAATGGAACAAGATTGCTAAAACTATGAGCGACTTGTATGCCGAGAAAAGAGGAGGTGGAAACGTTATCGGGAATATGTATGAGGATTGCGAAGCCCAAGAACGTAGAATGGATTTCAACTTCAGTCACGAAGTAGCCGTCAACCGTTTCCGTGAGATTGAATATAACCTTCAAATCATTATTGATAACCTTATCCGAGTATCGGAGGGAGAAGAGCCGATTGAGGCTGAAATCCAGCAGTTAGCAGACTTTTCTACTTATCTGTATAACTCTTACCGACTTCTGAAGATATATTTGGAATACAAGCTGAAAATGACCGTTCTCAAAACTCCTGACGAGAAAGATGTAGCACGTCATACCGCTATTTCTGAAATCGAAGTCTTGGAAGCTAATATGGAGGATGATAGCGGAACAGGTGCTATGGGCTACAATTGGGATATATCTATGCTTGCTAAGAACTTCTTTGCCGCAAGGTTATCTAAAAAAGTAGAACATGAATATCTTGGTAAGCTATGACGGAAACATTATCAAAATGGTTAGAAGAAAACAAAATGGTAGTATCGGAGTCAGAATTGGATGGCTCCGATATTATTACCATAGAGGAAGTTGGAACATTCCTTTACCTTCAGCCGTTTGACGGGAAAATAATTGATGAAGATTTTGCCTTTATCCTATCTGATGAGGAGTTTGATATATTGGATGAAAAGAAGGTAAACTACATCTTGTTTGAATTTGGAAGCAAGTTCTATTATTCAGGCATCAAGAAAGACAAAAACCGTTACAACGAATTGGTATTCAAGCCAGAGTTCAATGACTTCAAATATCTTGGTAAAACGAGCGAGCCGAAAGTCATGGACTTCGTACACTTGGGGGTACATTCGGAGTACGAAATGATGAACGGCTCAGGCTCCTGCGAGACATGGGCGAAGAAAGCGAGCTTCATGGAATGCAAGGCAGTTGGTATTTGCGATAAGAATACTATGGCTGGAGTTCTTTCGTTTCAGACCGCTTGCGAAAAGAAGAAAATCAAATCAATAATCGGAGAAACTGTCACCGTGGCAATCAATTACTCCGAAGAAAAACAAAACCAAGAAACCTTTGAATTGAAGTTCTTCATCTTGAACTACGATGGTTGGAAAAACTTACTGCTCATCAATAAGGCTATAAACGTAGATTACAATGGCTTCATTCCTGATACGCTTCTTTATACGCTGGGAAAAGGACTTTGCTGCGTAGTGCCGAAGGAGAGCGAATTGAACTATGTAAAAGACGACAAGAAAGCTGCTGTAAAACTCATAGCAAAATATAAGAAAGTATTTGACCAAGTGTTTTATCAGATAGACACGGTTGAGTACGTTTCACAACAACTATTCCGAAAACATCTTGAAAACATAGACACGTATCTTTGTAACTATCGAAAGATGTTGAAGCCTATCTTGATAAATGATTCATATTATCTTGATAAGGAAGAAAGCGAGTTGAAGTCAATTCTCAATAAAGTAAACAACAAAGCTACACCAGAGTCAAATGACCAATACTTCAAGAGCGTAGCCGATACCATAAATGCCTACGAAGAATGGATTGAGAACGTAGAGCCTTTGTTTGAGGCAATTGTAACTGGTATAGAGAATGCTTCAAAGCTATCTGACTCCATAGACTTTCGGATAAATACAGGAGAGCGTAAACTGCCTCATTTTGAGGTTAAGGACGTTGAAGGCAAATTCTTTGAGGAGTTGGAGAAAGGTATCAACGAACGTCTTGGCCATCTGAAACCTAAAGAGATGAATAAGTACATGAAGCAAATTGAAACCGAGTGTTCTGTAATAGTTCCGAACGGTTTGTGCGACTACTTCATGATACTTTGGGATATTATCAAATGGTGTCACGATAATGATATCAACGTAGGAACAGGACGTGGTTCAGTTTGCGGTAGTCTTGTTGCTTATTGTTTACATATTACGGATGTTGACCCATTGAAATATGGATTGATGTTCGAGCGTTTCTTGAATGAAACACGTGTATCGGGAGAGCGTGCGAAGTCTGCTGACTCTATGCCTGATATTGACGTTGACTTCCCAACCGAGTTCCGTGATGCGGTTAAAGAGTATATCAAAAACAAATACGGATATGCTTACACTTGTAGTATCGGAACGTACACGAGAATGAAGCTCAAGACTTGTATCAAAGACTTCGGAAAGGTCAAAGGACTTTCGTTTGATATGACCAACAAACTTACGAAGGATATTGACGACCAGATTGAATACACTTGGGGAGACTTGATTGAATATGCTTCAAAATCAAAACTGCTTTTCAAATTCGTTCAGGAAAACCCAGAGCTGGTTCACTTGACGAAATATGCTTTGCTCCAGCCGAAAGCGGAGAGTGTTCACCCTTCTGCTGTCGTTATAGTACCGAAGCATAGAGTTGATGGTAGCAATGCCGAGATTGACTTGTGGGAGTGGATGCCCGTCAAAAAGATTGATGGAGTGTTAGTATCGGAGTGGGAAGGTAAATACATTGACAAATCAGGCTTCTTGAAGGAGGATATTCTTGGATTATCTCAGCTTGATAAGTTTAAGAGTATCTTGACTTTGATAAAGAAAAACACGGGCAAAAGTATAGATGTAAACAAGATACCGTTGGATGATGAAGCGACATTTCGATATTTCAAGCGAGGGTGGAATGAAGATGTGTTTCAGTTCGGTACAACTGGTTTGATGAACTATTGCCGACAAGTGAAACCTGATACGCTTGAAAACCTCATAGCCATGACGGCTCTATTCCGACCTGGCCCAATGGAAATGAACGCCCATGGTGACTTCTCTGATATTAAGAATGGCAAGAAGAAACCTGTGTATGACTTCGGGATGGAAGAGATAACAGGAGAAACATATGGGCTGTACGTTTACCAAGAGCAGATAATGAAAGCCGTTGTAGTAGGAGGATTGACCGAAGTTGAATCAGATGTTCTCCGTACTACTATCAAAAAGAAGGACGTGAAAACGCTATCTTCATACGGTGAGAAGTTTAAGACTGGATATGCTAAGTTGCTTGAAAAGAACGGTATTGAGAAGCCGAAGGAATATGCGGAACATGTTTGGGATAAACTTCTTGCCTTCTCAGGTTACGGTTTTAACAAGTCTCACGCTGCGGCTTATTCGATAATGTCGTATTGGAGTCAATGGTTCAAAGTGAACTATCCATTAGAGTTTTGGACAACGGCTCTTCAATTCTCCAAAGAGGGTGAAGTGCCATACCGACTTGCCGAGTTGAAGAAAACAGGAGTTGAGGTTGAGATACGTCCACCTGATGTTAATTTCTCCGATATAAATTTCACGTGTGACCCGAAAGAACAACGTATCTTCTTCAGCTTGACGAAAATTAAAGGAGTAGGAGAGGTAGCAGTTCAGAATATCATGAATACAAGGCGTGAAGGTGGGCAATTCTATTCGTTAGAAGAGTTCCTGAGCCGAGTGTCTTCAAAGGTGAATAAAACTGTTGTAAAATGCCTTATAATTGCTGGAGCGTTCGACCTTCTTGAAGGTATCAAAAATCCAAGAGACAGAAAGAAACTATTGGAGAAGTATCTTGATATGAAGGGTGATACTTTATCGGAGGAGTATTCAACGCCAGATAGCAATTCAAACGCTTTTTGGATTTTGGAGCAAAAACGTCTTACTGGTTTTGGAGAGGTTGATTATGAGAATATGATAAAAGATGCTATACCAAATAAGCGACTTGCTAACATATTCGTGAATGACGTAGAGTTTTTGGCTACGAAGGAGAAGAAGGAAGTTGCTATTGCTGGCAAACTTATCTACTATAAAGAGAAGGACATCAAAACTGGTACTATGTGTACTTTGAATATAGATTGCAATAACACGATTATCCCAGTACTTATGTGGCCAGATGCTTATGAGAAGATAGGAGAAAATATTGCTGATATAAAGGGATGTGTTGTTGCTCTAAGCGGTACAGTTGAGAAAGATACTTGGAAGAATGAGAAGAAGTTGTTCAGTAACAACAGAACAAAGTTATATGTACTGTCCGACCATAAAACTAAATCAACAAAGTTTGATGATTGGAAAAATGGTAAATCGTAAATTAAAATTGGTAAATTATGTTAGCGAAAATTTTCAACGGAGCTTATCTGAAAAGGCTTGATAACATCAAGCAGTGGCAAGAAATGGACGTTTTCAAAGAGGAAAGCGTGAGTCAACATTCCTACAAAGTATCAATCTTTGGAAGGATATTACTTGAAGACATATTCGGGTTTGATAACGAAGATGCGAAAGTATTGGCGTTCAAACTTGATTGCGTAGATGCGTTTGCGTTCCACGATTGGGATGAAGCGTTGATACTCCGAGATATGTCGCATGAAACGAAGTACAACAATTATAACGGTACGGAAATCAGAACGGCTCTCAATAACCTATCAAGGCATAAAGCAATTGAGGAGTTCGGAGAAGATGATGGAAATAATTGCGGTAATTGGAGTGCAACCGCTCACTTGGTTGTTGGTAACATTACACGTCAAGGGGATGATGTTAAAATCTTTTGTAAACTGGCTGATTGGTTAGCTCTTGCCTTCTATATGAAGAGAGAACGTGAGTTGGGTAACAAGAGCCTAAGTGCCCAATGGGAGCGTGGTAAGGAAGGACTGGAACAGGCGGTTACGAATGTAATTGAAATGTTAAATAGAAAGTTTGAAGGTTATTCTTTGAACTTCTCAGAATTAAATAACTTAATCAAAAATGTATATGGCGAACAGTAAAGGGAAGGAGATGACCAAAGAGAGCATCGATGGCATCTTCGATGGCATGAGCGAATTGCTGGTAAAGAAGAACCAAGATTACAAGGGAGCTTCTTTTGACCTTGGAATCAATGGTAACATGGTTCATTTATGGGACAAAGTTAGTAGATACCGTAACATGGTGGAAAACAAGATGAGCGGAGGACAACCGAATTTTGAAAGCATTGAAGATACGTTGAAAGACATTATCGGATATGCAGTGATTGGGCTCCATATCTTGAAAGCTGAAGAAAAAGAAAAGGAGTAAACCGATGAACAAGAAACTCATTACAATTGGTGGTAAAACTTACAAGTTGTTGTTCGACAGCTTTGATGAGGATATGGATATTGATTCTTTATTAAAGATTGATTATTCAAACCTTATCGGAGAACTTATCACCTTCCCAGTAATTGTAAACCGATTTGGTCAATTACTTGCTGAAGCTGAATCTCAAGTCGCAGAAGCTAAACTCAACTTGGAAGTGTTTGAAGCTAAAACCAAAGAGAGATTGAGAAGTGAATTAGCAGCCGAAAATAACGGCAAAGCTCCTACTGTCGAAGCTCTCAATAATGCGGTTGTAGGCAACAAGGCTTACCAAGCAATGAGAAAGAAGTTCATTGAGGTTCAGAAAACAAGAGACTATATCAACTCAATCTTTTGGTCAGCCAAAGATAAGAGCGAGAAGCTGGACAAACTTTCTCTCACCGTTCAGCAAGGTGATATTGCTGATTCGGTTATCGAAGGGAGAGTGAACAACGTTTTAATAAAAAGAACGAAAAAATTGATTGATTAACAATAAATTGTAGATTACAAAAATGGCAAAGAAAAGTTCAAGTGGAGGTTTGCGTTCACAGTTGAAAGCAACTCCGATTAAAAAGCTGAAAAAGCGTGTCGATGAAGACAATGAAATGGTAGGAGTTGGTAGCAACGAGTATCTGAATTTGGAAGACGGCAAAACGTTGAAAATTCGTATATTCCCAGCTCACCCTGGTGTTGAAGACTTCTATATTCCAAAGAAGTGTTACTGGCTTACCGTTGCTGGTAGGGATGGAGACCCAAGACGTACTACGGTGCTTGACTCTAAGGTTCACGGAGGTACGAAGTGGGATTTGGTAGAGGAGTATGTAAAATTCGCCAAGAAGAAATGGGCGAAAGATGCGGACAAATTGGACGCTCTTACAGGTACTGGTCAGAACCAAAACAGCCTCAATCCTTCTTACACTTGGTTATGCTACGCTGCACAAGTTACGGCTGACGAAGAGTTGCGTGCTAAGTTGTGGGAGTTCAAGAAAATGGTTCGGGATGCGATGAACAAGCTGGCGTTCTCCGAAGATGAGGATGAAGCAATTGAAGTTGACCCGTTCACCGACCCAGATGAAGGTCTGCCTATCTTGGTTAAGTACATGAAAAACCCAAACAAGAAAAAGGGCGAAAACTACTATGAAGTATCATTCCCGAAGAAGGTATCAGCCAGACCGCTTACCGATGAGGAAATTGAGTATTTCATGACTCTGAAACCGCTTACCGAAGTACTGCCGAAATACGGTATGAGAGACTTTGAGAAAGCGTTGGAAGGCTTGCAGAACTTCGATGAAGAACATGAAATGGAATTGTTCGAGGACGATGCTTGGCTGGAACATGTTGAGGAAATCAAAGCCCAGTATGATGGCGAAGAGGAGGAAGAAGATGACAAACCGTCCAAAAAGAAAACTTCCAAGAAAGTTACCAAAAAGGTAGTTGAGGAAGAAGATGAGGACGAGGGTGATGATGACTCCGATGACGAAGAAGAGGAGGAAGAAAAACCCAAGAAAAAGTCAGCGAAAGCTCCTGCTAAGAAAGCTACCAAGAAGGTAGAAGAAGAGGAGGAAGAAGATGACGAGGAGCCTGAGGAAGCAGACGATGAAGAAGAGGATGATTCAGATGAAGCTGAAGACGATGGCTTGGACGACATGGACAGAACTGAACTGAAAAAGTACATCAAGGAAAATGACTTGGAAGTATCGGTTAAGAAGTCTATGACGGATGATGACCTGCGTGAAGCTATCCGAGAAGCTATGGGTGGCGATGACTCTGAGGAAGAGGATGACGAAGAAGAGGAGGAAGCACCAAAAAGCAAAGTTTCCCTGAAAGACATCAAGAAGAAACTTGCTGGTAAATAATTTCATCTACTTTCATATTGTTAACAACGAGATAAGCCAACGGTTGAAATATATCGTTGGCTTATTTCATATAAAACAAAAAGTTTATGGCAAAAACAAAAAGCATTATTGATAAGATTGTCGACAAGTTCAACTCTGAGGATGTTATTAAGTTCTCCGATAAAGACGGATTCAAAGACGTGAAGAGCTGGGCACATACAGGCAGTCCTACGCTTGATTATAACCTTCGGACTTTCGGACTACCGACTGGTATCATAGAGATAGCAGGCAAGAGCCGTAGTGGTAAAACTACGTTGGGACTTATGGCGATGAAATACTTTCTTCAAGAAAATCCAGAGGATGGCATTGCTGTTATTCTTTCGAGCGAAAACCGAGACAACAAAGACTACGCATTACAGCTTGGCTTGCCCGTTCACAGAATAATTATTATCAAGGTAAAATATGTTGAGGCGATGTTCATGCAGGTTAAGAAACTTGTTATGGATGCTGACGAGGTATTGAAAGCCGAGAAGATGAAGCCCAAGTTTTTCTTTCTTTGGGATAGTTTGGGAGCAACTCTGTCGAAGTCCGAGCTTGATACAATGGAAGAGAATACCAAGAGATTGGAAAAGGAGCTTCAGAAAGGTTCAGAGGTTGAGGACATTGAGTTGAAGAACGAGAAGATGATGGCATTTGCGAAAGAAGCTAAGAAGTTTGCGAAGTCAATCATGTCCGAAATGTACACCCATGTAATGCACTTTGTAATGCTTAATCACCAGTACGAACAAAGCACTATGGGTATAACTACCCGAAAGAGTACAGGTGGAGAATGGGTTGAGCTTATGCCTACTATTCGTTTGTCAATGAAGTTAATCAAGCATGAGAAGATTGACGATGTAGAAGTTGCTCAGATAACCGAAGTAAAGGTTGTTAAGAACGACTTTGGAAGCCGAAAGAAAACCGATATAAGGATATTGCTTGGTTATGGTATAATCTTATCTCAAGAGGACATTGACTATGGTTGTGAGATGGGAATAATCAAGAAAGAGGGAGCAAAGAAAATGAGCTTTTTGAACGGAAAGCTGACATGGAGTTCTCCGAGAGAGTTTTTCAAACATTACTACGACCATAACAAGTTGTTGGTAGTTCTTCACAACAAAATCAAGAAGTCTATGCAGAACGATTTGGTTGAGTTAAAGAAGTCTCTGGCTAACGGAATTGAGGAAGAGGAGGATGATTAACAGCGTTTATAAGGAAAATGGTAATTTATGAAAAGGTGTTTTAGTACATTAGAACTACATGCGGAGACTTTTGATAAAAAGTTCGTAGAAACTATGTATATAGCTTCCAAAGTAAAAGAGGGAGAAAAGTATGATTGCGTAATTTCTTATCCATTGAAGAAAAAGTGCGAATTCAAAGTAACAAGCAATCGCAATTTGTTAGTCATGGTTCTTCAAATTTGCAATAAATATAGACAAATTTACAAAGAGGAGAAAGAAACTATGAGCGGTAACGAAAAATTGGTTAAGAATTCATACAACCGAGATAATTCAAACGGTAAGTGGGGAATTTGGGGTCATATGTTAGGAGACTTAACCATTCACTCAATAACTTTGGATGATGTTAACAAGAAAATAGAGTTTCGAGTAAATTCATAATTGGCATATTAGTGAACCAGTTATAAGACGGTTAAACAAAGTATATGAGAGGAATTATTTACAAAACAACTTGTCTTATAACTGGTAAAATCTATATAGGTCAACATAAGATATTTAGTGAGAAAACTCTTGACCCTTGGTATTTAGGTAGTGGCCCAACTCTTTTGAGAGAAATAGAAAAATACGGCAAAGAAAATTTCAAACGAGAAATTTTGAAAGACTATATACCAAGTAGAAAATTGTTAAATGTTTGGGAATACATATTTACCAAGAAATATAAATCCACTGACCCGAAGATTGGATATAATATAGTTTGTGGTTCAACTAATGGAATGAATTGCGATACATATTTCACTTCTTTACCAGAAGTCCGAGAAAAGATAAGACAAAGCAAAATTGGAAATAAAAATCCAAGATATGGAGTGAAAGAAGATGAAGAAACGAGAAAGAAGAAATCATCTTCAATGTTGGGTAAAAATAAGGGCAAATTGTCTGATGAGCACAAGAAAAAACTTTCAATTGCTAAAAAAGGTAAGAAATTGTCGGAAACTCATAAACAACATATCAGAGAAGCTATGTTGACAATTCAAAGAGAATATTCTGAAGAAGGATTGAAAAAAATATCGGAAACTCATAGAGGCAAAAAGGTTAGCAATACAACAAAAGATAAATTGAGGAAGTCAAATTCAGGCAATCGTTTCATAAATAACGGAGTAATAACCAGAGTTATAAAACAAAATGAAATGTTACCGAAAGGATGGAATTATGGTAGATGTAAAAAAGAAAAATAAAAAAGCAATAGGTTTGCTTGTAAATGACATTCATTTAGACAAGGACAACGGTGAGTTGGTGAAAGACATTTTTCGTCAGCTCATCAGTCTTTGTCGGGAATATAACACAAACCGTATATTCTGCGGGGGGGATGTATTTACCAACCGTTCAGGTCAGCCGTTACAATGTCTGACTGATTGGAAAGAGATACTTGTTATGTTATCCGAAGAGGATATTGAATTGCACGTCATTCCAGGCAACCATGATAAAACAGATAGTGATGATGAAAAGAGTTATTTGGACGTGTATAGTGAGCCTTGTGTTAATCTTTATCGTAGTGGTGTTCGCAAGTTTATTGATGGCTGCGTTGTTGCTTTTATTCCTTATTTCAAGGATGATAAGTGGCTGGCAGAATATGAAAAAGTTTTGGCGCAAATTGAGGAAAACCTCATTGACCACGACATAGACGATACTTGGCCATTATTCTTGATAACCCATTCAGGTTTTGACGGAGTGGTAAACAACGATGGTTCAAGAGTGTCTTCCATCATAAAACCTTCGATGTTTGAGATGTGGACGAAGGTATTGATTGGACATTATCATAACGCTTCTAAGTTAGCGGATAACGTTATATACACTGGCTCTGCTTATCAAAACAATTACGGAGAGAATATCACCGATAAAGGTTTCACAGTCTTATTCGATAACGGCTCAACCAAGTTCCTTCCTTCTAAGTTTCCGAAGTATATCAAAGAAGTCATTGATGCTAACGACAAGGAGACTTTGATGAACTTGTTAGAAAAGTACGAAGGGGAGGAGTACGACCATATCAGATTTGTATTCACTGGTAAGAAGGTAGATTGCCAAAAGATAAACATTGCCGAGATACAAGGTAAATACGGAATTGATTGTAAATTTGAAGCAACCGAGACAACAGATGCAATCGAAATATCCGAGTCAGACAGTGTTTTGAGTTACGATAAAAAAACAATAACAAAAGACTTTTTGAAGTTTTGTACCGAGAATGATATCAAGGGAGGGAAATTCAAATATGGTTTTGATTTAATAAAACAAATGCGGTATGTGGAATCCAGAAAAAATTGAAATGTATAATTTGTTTGCTCATAAAGAATCAATTTATGAATTTAAGCAAAACAAATGTGTAATGATTTTCGGAAGAAACCAAACTGACCGAAATTTAGAAAATAACGGAGCTGGTAAGACTACGTTGTTTGAAGCAATCTGTATAGCTCTTACCAATGAGAGCCTACGAGCTATCAAGAAAGATAGTTTCATCAATCGGGATGAGGAAGAATGTAAAATTGTATTTCATCTTTACAATCCTGTATTGAAAATGAAGCTCCGTATCAGTCGTCAATTCTTTCGTGGTAATAAGTCAGCAAAGATTGAGATATGGGAAAATGACAAGTTGAATAAACAAGTTGTATCGGTAAACGAAGCAAACAAGCGTGTTCTTGAGCTTATCGGAATAAGCCGTGAGGACTTGTTAAGATACTTCATAATCAGTCAAGATAATCGGTACACGTTCTTCACCGCCAGTGATAGCGAGAAGAAAGAAATCATGAACCGTATTACTTCTGCTGATATGATTAACCCAGTCATTGAAGAACTTGATTTGCGTTACAAAGAAAAGAATGCCGAATACAAGGAGATTGATGATGAGATAGGTAAGTTATCTGATAAGAAGGAGCTATTGGTGGAGCAAAGAGAAGAAGTGCTTGCTAATGATAATACCGAAGAGGAGTTGAACGAGCTATCCGAGAAGATAACTGAAGCCGAAGAAGAGATTGGTGAAATTGACGGTAATTTGGATAAGTGGGAGAAGGCGGTCAAAACAAAAGAGGAACAAATTCAAGCGATAACGGTTGAAGATACTACTCAACTGAAAAAAGACCGAAAGAAGCTCAAGGAAGAAATTGATGAGCTTGATGAGGAAGTAACCGAAACCAAAGCAATACGAAGAAAGATACAAGCAGAGTTGAACGAAACCATAACTTGTCCGAAATGTAAACATGAGTTCATTAACGAGTCAGAGTTGGAATTGTCGGTTGAAGAAGCAAAAGGAGCTTTGAAAGAAGCCGATACAGCAATTGCCACTGCGGAGAAGAAGCTGGACATCAAGAACAAAAAGATGAAGAAGCTCAAAGCTCAGATAGCAGAAGCCGAGCGAGCTGAAGAACTTGTTGGAGAAATTGAAGAGGAGAAAAGCGGTTATGAACGCAAAATAAAGAATAAGACCCAAGACCGTTCAGACCTTCTTGAAAAGATAGCTAAATGGGAAACCGAAAAGAAAGCTATCAAGAAACGTAAGAAGGACGACAAATTGTTAAACAGTCTCAACCAGCGTATCGGGGAGTGTGATACCGAGATAGAGAAACTGACTAAACAGCTCTTACCAATCAGCGAGGAGATGGATACAATTAAATTCTGGCAGTTCAATATGGGACGTTCTGGGTTCATGACTTATCTTGCGAATAAATCAATCAAAATAATCGAAGGTATCACGAACAGCTATTTGAGAAAGTTTGGGGTTGATATATCGGTATTGATTAACGGCTTCACAATCCTAAAATCGGGAGAAGTCCGAGAAAAGATTGACGTGTTTGTTTTGAATGACGGAGTGACCGCTGAACAATTCTTGGCTAAGTCAGGAGGAGAAAGAGGACGTGTAACATTGGCAGGAGTTCTTGGAATACAGCACCTCATAAATCTATCTACGAATGGACGTGGTTTGAACCTTCTTTGCTTTGACGAATGTTTTCACGGAATGGATAGCAAGGGTCAAGAAAATATCATCAAAATCTTTGAAAAAATGGGTATTACTATTTTGGTGATAACCCAAAATGTTAGTGAGTCTTTTAACAATGAGAATACGTTATATGTGGTTAAGGAGAAGGATGTCAGCCGATATGTATAAACGTCTCAAAGTTTATTAGAGATAATATGAACGGTGTAAACTTTTATTATAGATGGAAAATAAAGAATGGATAAAATACATAAAAGACAAGAAGTTAATTACAATTGACCCTGGCAAAGAGGGTGGAATTGTAGTGTTTTCGCTTGACCGAAACGAGATAATAATGGTAACGCATATGCCTGAAACTCCTCAGGACTTATTGAACTTCATCACGAAGTATCAGAAGAATGCTACATGTTACTTGGAAAAGGTAGGAGGATTGCCAGGAATGGGAGGCAGTTCAATGTTTAATTTCGGTAAAGGTTTTGGACACTTGGAAATGGCTCTTTTATGCAGAAAGATACCTACTATGGAGGTAACTCCTCAGAAGTGGCAGAAGGAGTTACAATTGGGCACGAAAGGTAAGAAAACCACTACGCAGTGGAAGACTAAACTGAAAGAGCGAGCTCAACAACTTTATCCGAGCGTGGGAGCGAAGTTCAACTTGAAAACAAAACAAGATTGGATGAGAGTTTCAGACGCTCTTTTGATTTTGGAGTATGCGAGAATAACTGAAAAACGAAGATAGATATGGTAAAATTTATTTGTAAAAATGAAGAGTGTAAGCGAAAGGGCGTTGAAGATGAATACTATTCAAACACCTATCGTATAGTCAATGGACATCTTCAAAGCAACAACGCTCCTTGTCCTTGTTGCGGACAAGTACGAGAGGAAATCAACCCAAACAAGGACATTCCTCTCAGTCAGAAAAATATCGACATTGCTAAGTATTCAAGTGCTTCACCCGAAGATAAAAGAGCGATGTTGAAGAAACGTTCTCATGACCATTACGAGAAAGAAATCAAACCTTTCAAGGAACATCAACTGCACGAGACAGTAAAGAATTTCAAAGAAGCAAGTAAAAGTTGATGATATGGGATTAGAGAGCATGTACTTCAAAGCCGATTATCATTACAAAGCAAAACTTGTCAATAAGTGGATTGCGATAATCAGATACTCACCAAACGAGAAGCGAGTCAAGGCGTATAAGAATTTGGTATTCAAAATGATGAAAGATATTGTCAAGAAAAACATTGCCAATTATCTCAATCTGCTTAACAATACCGAAGTGAAGGACATGCCCGACAGAGATGAATTGGTTGCTGATTGTTATATCATCTTTGACAAATGTTTAGAAAAATATATAATCAAAGGCAACTACAATTTTTATTTCTATTTCAATAAGTCTCTGTCAAGAAATTTTTATCGAGATTATCAGAAGGAGTTACAGAGGAGCAATGGACATGTAGAAATTTCAGAAGCGTTGGAGGCAGTGAATAAAGGTTTTCACGATTATCGGGAGCCTGATACAACGGAGCTTTTAATGGAGCATCTTGGTTTGGATGAATTAGAAAAGCGGATATGTCGTTCAAGAATGTTGGGTCAAAAAACTTCCGAGTTCTTGAAGGAAAATCCAGAAGTAACGAATGAACAATATTCACGTTGTCTGAAAAAAATAAAAGAAGTATTAACAACATCTCAAGAGAAAGGAGAAATTTAATATGGAAGTCAACATTTATCAAAAGGCTATCGAACAGCTGGTATTGGAAGGCAATACAATCCTTCAAGTGTGTACTCCTAACAAGGATGAGTTCTTGTTTTTTGCCGTATATAAATGGCAAGAAGGATATTTCAATACAGCTCAATCTATTGACTTTAACACAGTAGAGGGTGTGAATATAACAGAGTTTCTTACTAAGAATGCAGCGATGTGCTCTAACAGAACAAACTTTATGTCGTTATTCAACCGAGTAATGGAAGAAGGAGTTTTGGTGCGTTGCGAGTTCACGAAGAGCGCAACTTGGTTCAAGTGGGCAGCTCCGAATGGTACAAAGAAACTGTAAAGAGAATGAAACCGAGTAGATATCAAACAACAATTTATAAAGTATTCCAAAAGACAAAGAAAGATATCAACATTTCAGCGGTTGCAGGTTCAGGGAAAACTACGGTATTATTGGAACTATTGAATTACATTCCGAACGATGCCAGTTCCCTGTTCCTTGCTTTTAATAACTCAATCATTGATGAGTTAAAGGAGCGAAACAAACGAAGAGATGTTGAAATCATGACTATACATTCTTGCGGTTGGCGTTCGATATTGAGCCGATACGGAGGAAGAGTGAAGATGAATCCAAATAAAGGAATTGCTAAAACCGAGCGAGCGTTGAAAGGCTTTGAGGATATTCCTGAACAGAAGCGAGGTTGGTACTATTTCATCATACCGAAGATACTTGACCTCATGCGTTGTAATCTTTGTGAGAATACCGAAGAAGCAATCAATGAGCTATCCGAACACTATGATTTGAATATCGGAGAAACGGAGGTAAAAGTTGCTATGAAAGCATTTGAGCTTCTGATTAAGGATAAGGGGCAATTTGACTTCATGGATATGATATATGTTCCTGTGACTGACCCTTCGATACGTTTCAGAAAGTATGACTATGTGTTTTGTGATGAAAGCCAAGACTTCTCAATATGCCAACACCAGTTCATAAAGAATTGCTTGAACCGAAAAGGAAGGCTGGTGACTGTAGGAGACAAAAGGCAAGCAATATACGGCTTCGCAGGAGCTGACGCAGAAAGTTACGAACGACTGGCGAACATTAACGGGCAAGCAATTAAACTGCCTTTGAGCGTGTCTTATCGGTGTGCCGTTAATATCGTTAAGGAAGCTCAGAGGATAGTGCCTGAAATATCATACGCTCCGAATGCCGAAGAAGGAACGGTCAAGGATGGAAGTCTGACCGAGATAGAGCAAGGTGATTGGATACTTTGTCGAAACTTGAAGCCGTTGGTTCAAACTTATCTTTGGTTAATGAAGAACAAAATCAAATCAAAGATACGAGGAAAGGAGATTGGCGAGGGTATTCTTGGACTGATAAGCAAAACAGGAGCTAAAACAATCAACGGCTTGTTCTCTATGCTTGAGGTTGAAAAGAATAATCTATTGAGAAAGCTGGAGAAACGAGGAGTGCGGAAACCGAGCCTACACCCAAAGATGGAAGTGCTTCAACAAAAGATAGAAGTTATTGAATGTCTTTGCGAGGAGGTTGAAAGTGTAGCCGAATTGAAGAAGCTAATTAACAACATTTTTAGCGATGATATTAAAGGCATAATGTTATCTACTATTCATAAGGCGAAAGGCTTGGAGAATGAACGTGTCTTTTTCTTACTTCCAGATATAATACCTTCAAAGTATGCCACTCAACCGTGGCAGATAGAACAAGAAATGAATTTGAAGTATGTCGCAACCACCAGAGCTAAACATACTTTGATAAAGGTTTACAGTTCTACTTTCTTGGAAGATATTAAAAGTAAGATTGTGTTATGAAAGTTTATGCTATTATTTACAAAACAACTTGTTTAGTCAACGGAAAGATATACATTGGACAACACTTTGTTAAGAGTCAGAAAACTCTTGACCCTTGGTATATAGGAAGTGGAAAACCGAAGTTTGAAAGAGCTTTGAATAAATATGGAGCTGATAACTTCAAACGAGATATTATTTGTAAAGTTACAGTATTTGATATTGCTCTTATAAACTTTCTTGAGGAGTTCTTTATAACAAAGTATCAATCAAGAAACGATGATATTGGTTACAATATATTGAATGGTTCGGTAGCTGAATGTAATCCTATGTCTTTGAAGGAAGTTAGATTGAAAGTTAGCAAATCAATGAAAAGACTATTCAAAGACCCAAGAAACAATCCGATGTACGGAAAGAAACAGAGTGAGGAAACAAGACGTAAAATAGCAAATAAAGCAAAAGGAAGACAAAGTCCAAGGAAGGGAGTTAAACTGTCTGAAGAAACTAAACAAAGAATAAGAGAAGGAGTAAAAGCAAAATGTTCGAGTGATGAATTCAGACAGAAGTTATCTGATAGTCATAAAGGAATTTTGTTGGGAGAAAAGTCTCCTAATTTTGGTAAGTTTCTTATAAATAACGGCAATGCAAGTAAGATGCACCCGAAAGATAAACCGATACCAAGAGGATGGAGAAAGGGTGGGTTACCACGCAGAGTTATTATTCAAAAATAGAAACATTATGGAAGATATTGGAAAGAAGGCTCACGATGATGAGTTTAACAAAGGCAAAGAGGATATTGGTAAAGCTCCGAGAAAGTTCATACCAGTTCCCAAAGTAGATAAGAAAGGCGACAAGGGCAAGAAACCTGATAAATGTAAGAAGTGATGGACAAACCAGCGAAACCCAAAGACACGTTCTATCTTTTCAGAAGAGAAAGAACAAGCGGAGAAGGATATGAATATATTCAACACCTTATTTCTCCGAGTCATGATGACGGCTTATCAACGTCTTGTTATCCAGAGTACGCTTGGAGAGGTCAAACGCTTCTTGATATCAAGAAAATGAAATACTTGATAAGCATTCACCGATACTACAAAGATAGCGATTGGGAGCTAGTTAAGTATGAAATGAAGGTTGATACTCCTTCTTGGTCACATCAGCCTGAAAGAAAGGAGTATGAATGTTTGAATATCGGTAAATGGTGTAAGTTATCCGATAAAGAGAAACAAGAACTTGAAGATTACAAACAATTTGCATTACAAAGATATGATAGCAAAAGATAAACACTATTATTACAAGGGCAATGAATATGTCGTTGTAGGTTTCACGAAGATGAAATCAACTCTGGACGGAACATGGGTTGAAGCCGTTCAATACAAGAGAGCAACCGAAGTAGATGACCCGAACGTAGAGCCGTTCACAAGGGAGAAAAGCGACTTTGAGTACAAGTTCATTCCAGCCGTTCTTGAAGTAGATATGGAAATTGTTGCCGTATCTATGGGAAAGCTGGTTGCTGAATATAAAGTTACCGAAGTAGGAGAAGACAACGCAACGGCAATAAGTCCTTCTGACGTTGAATTGGTAGTATCTAAGAATGTAAGTCCCAATGGCGAAGTGACCAAAGTATCGGGTGGAGTAGGATATACTGCTGAATACTATGTAATGATGCCCGATATGAAGAAGCGAGTGAGCAACCGAACGATTATCACCGCTATGTCTTCAGCCTTGTCAGATGCCGCTGTAAGAGTTCAGCAAATCAGTGCAAGCTCCGAGACTTACGACCTTCAATCAGCTCAAGCATCCATTGACCAGACTTTGCAAATGATATACACTAAGTTTGGAGTTTGATAATGTTTCCATATTCTTGACGTTTTGTTGTGAGAGGAGGGTGTCGCAAGGCATTCTCCTTTTATTTTTACAAAGTTATTAAATACAAACCATTAAATTGTAAAGTTATGGCACGGAAATTTACACCCGAAAGGATTGACGAATTGAAACCAGACGAGATATTTGTCTTTGGTTCCAATATGAATGGAGCTCACATGGGAGGAGCTGCCCGCATAGCCTACGAGAATTTTGAAGCAACGTGGGGCGAAAGCGAAGGATTGACTGGACGCTCTTATGCTATTCCGACTTTGGATGAGAACATGGAGAAAGTATCGTAGAGTGCATTGGAAGCGAGTATTGACAAGTTCATAGACTTTGTATTGAATAATCAACAACTGACGTTCTATCTGACGAAGATAGGTTGCGGAATTGCTGGTTGGAATGCAGAGGAAGTGAAACGGATATTTTGGAAGGTAGTTGATAGCTACAATCCAGTACCGTGGGAAGGTAGAGGATTGCCTGCTAATTTAATAATCCCAGAAGAGTTTGACCATGAAAAATAAAGTTCCGAGAAAGCTCAAGAAAGAGTTGCGCAAGGTTGATTGTTTAGAGACTTCTCAACCTTCTATTAAAATGGAACCAAATCCATTTAGTCCTTCTAAGATGATGTTTACTCAAAATTCGAGAGTAAAACTCAAAGAAGGTGTCAAGATAAATAAATGGACAAAACGTCTTGTTCGCCATATACTCCGAGAAGTAAGAAGAAATCATAAACGCAACATGGAACTTGCTATGAAGCGTCAAATGGAATGGATACATAAAGGTATCAATCCAATGAATAGTTTTGAAGAAAAGATGAAGCGTTCAAAGTCTCAAGAAGAGTTCCGAAGAGAGTATTTGAATGAACCTATATTACCAAGAGATTTGGATGGTTTAAGACCTTCTTGTGTAATAATAGACGATATGGGAGAACAATGGCAACCTGCTAATCGTAGAGAGGTTGAGGAGTTTATGCGTAGATGTAACATTTAGCCTCACGTTCAGGAGCCTGACGGAAACGGAGTTGCTATTTTGAAACTTCCTTCCTTATCGAAGGAGAAACTTGAGGAGTTCAAAACCGAATGGGAGAAATGGTCAAGGAGTGCTCAACCGATAACAGTAATTGACCCTGAAGCAAGCATAGAGTTCATACCAGCTAAAAGACCTCACCGACTTCATAATCATCCAAGAATGGAAGTTGAACTTGGTTTGAACGAAATAGAAGTAATTGTTGACCAAGAGTTCGTACACCTATTCAGAAACGCTTACCCAGTACGAGGCAGGAGAAGAGAAGTTGGCGTTGACCACTTCATAGTTAGCAAGAAAGAATTTTTGGAACGGATGGAAGAGTCAAGGGGGGGGGCAACAGATGAACCTGACGACCTTCTCAGACCGAGCTACGAAAGAAAACGCTTTGAAAGACGTTTATAGCGTGCTTGTAAACTCATATAGGACTGTTGCGGGCGGTTTTCTTTATCAACCGTTAGACTTATTATCAAAACCGAATACAACGTGGCATACGTGCCTACAAAATGGGAAACTGAAATGTGTAATGATTCACAAAGAAACCCACGTTGGTAAGAAAGTAATAATGTGCGGTTGCGATGGTACGAGAGAGGGAAAGAAAGCGTTGGTTGAAATTCTCTTGAATTGTTTATCCGATAAAGAGGAGCAATATTGGTGCGAAGCAAGCGATGCGATTGAACATTGGTTAGTTAAGCACGGCATGGAAGCTCACCCGAACGAATGGTGCGCAGAATTATTAGAGAAGGAAGGAGAAGCGATTGAGTATTGCGATGATGGTATTCATTATATACGCAAAATTAACGGAGTTCCAAAAGTAAAAGCAATATATGGAAACTTATGCGATAATAGAAACAACTACAACTCTTGATAAAGTAAAGGACTTGGTAAGCAAGATGAACGACTTTGAATTCAGTTTCAATACATACGATAATCGGATTGCTTACCAAGAATACAAGAAACAACTGAAAGAAGCGTTCAACCGTCTCCGATACGAAAGTTGCGAGGATTGGGAAGAAGCTAATCAGTATATACAAAACAATCTCAAGGTATTGAGTATTTGGTAATATGAAGCGAATTGATAAAGAAAAGATATTGAATGGTGAACCGCTGTTTCCGTTATCCGAGCCGATTATTGATAAAAGCAAGCCCAAAGTAAAGATTAAGCAAGTACCAACTACTTGTCATACAGGCAAGCTATCTTATCCAACGGCAGAAGATGCGGAAAGAGCCACAAAGTTATTAAAGAAGAAGCATAAAGGAGGAACGAAATGGTACAAGTGCGATTATTGCGGGCAATACCATTTGACTTCGATTAAGAAACAACGAAAAGGAAAGATGAGGTTTTGATATGTTAAAAATAGAATTTAGAGCGAGACGCAAAGACAATGGAGAGTGGGTAGAAGGTTCATGGCTCCACAAGACGAGAAAGGGAGAAGTTTGGGGAATTGTAGAGAACGAATCAAATGAGTTCTTTGAATCATATCGTGAAAGTTTACAAGTCAAGAACAATTCAGGTATTTGGGTTGATATAGATACCGTATTAAATTGCGAGCCTTATGAATAAACCGATAATAAAAGAATGCTTTGCTGATAACGGTGAACATTCGCATTGGGAGCTTATAAACTCCGATACTGGAGAAGTTCTTTGGAGTGAAGAATATAATCCAATGACCGAGTTGAAAGAATTTGAGAAGGTATTGCCAATAGGTGGTAAAAATCTTGCTTTGACGAGACTTACAGCTGAAAAGGAAGTATTTGTTGAAGGTATGAAATTTATCAATGGAGTTCCATTTCCGTATAGATTTCAAGGACGTTCAATTTGGGGAGGCAATGGATGGGAATTAACAGAATGCAAGGAGGCAGTTGATAATGGACAATAGCAAAGAATACCTGCTTTGTGCAGCAATTCGTAGAGTAGAGCCGAGAGATTGCCCGAAAGTATATTGGGAACAATTCCACGACATCTACAAAATAGAATTGGGTTGGAGACATCCAGATATAATGCACCGATTTGGTAAGGAAGTATCACGCAATCCGAATGACCAAGGCTTCTACACTTCCAAAGGACGTTTCGTAACAAGAGAAGAAGGATTGGAGATAGCAAGAGCCGCAGGTCAGGTTGATAAGATAATTGGAGGAGTATTAACAAGTGAAGACTTATATTGAAAAAATATGACATTAAAGGAGCTTGAAGATAATTTATTGCTAAGAGACGAGAATGTAGAATTGAAAGAAGATACGTTTTTGTCTTTTCGCATATTTATATATTCGCTAATGGGTAAGAGAAAGATATTGACCTATATGGATAAGCAAAAAGAATTCAAGGTGACCAAAATATCCGACTACCCAGACCAAGGCAAACAATATCCTATTTGCGTATTAAGAGTACAAAGATTGCGGTTGAAGAAAAAAGTAGTGAAAGCGAAGAGAAGCGCAGCCGATAAGACTTGATACGCAAATATAAGTATAGGTAATGAATTGTAATCGCAAATAGAAATGGATAAGAGTAAACAAATAACTATTCCAGATGACGTAGTAAACCCAACGGAGTATAAGAAGATGCTTGCCTTGGAGAAACATCCAATAATTCGCAACACTATCTATATAAGTAGTGAAGGAGACGAAATCAATATTGGAATGTTACCTCATAGGTTGGCAAAACATATAGAACATCTCAGTAGCAAGGAGCAAGAGGATATATTGGAACTCAAGAGAAAGTATAATCAGCTCAGAGCTAAGATAAGCACCGCAAAGTCTCTTGCCTTTGGGAGAGCAGGAAGGTATGGAGGAAAGAGCAAGGATGAATTAGCCGTATATAAACTCAGTCCGTTTGAGGAGGATATTATTGAGCTCCTTGGGCGTATGTTTACCGTAGCGGAGGTTGTAAAGATAATGGGCGAGGATAACGGAGTAATTGTCAACGAGGATGATGTCAAGGGAATACTGAAGAAGCATATCGTTGAGATAGAGCGAAAGCGTGAAGAGTTCCGAAACCGAGTAGCAGATGTACGGTTGTATAACAAAAGACCGAGATTGGAAGAGCTTGCTTGGATGTATTCTAAAATGAAGAATAAGTATATTGCTCTCAATTCAATTGACTCTTACAACGCAATGCTTCGTACTTTGGAGCAAATACGCAAGGAAGCTGAAGGAGACGTTCTCAATATAAACGGAGTATTGGATGTCAATATCGAAGTAACAATACAAAATCATATTCAGAAAGAGATATTGCGTACAATAAACCTCAAAGAGATTATCTTGGGGCGTGTAGCGGCAAGAATGAACTATGACCCAAAGAAATTGATTGCTGGTTTACATAATAGCTACTATGCGAAGTTTGTCGATATATCGGGAGACTATGACGAGAATGCTGAAATGAGTTATCCTTCCAACTCAGCTTATGACTTTGCTATGATAGAGCGTACCGCTGGACGAGAGGTAATGGATGTCAAGGCAGAAGATGTTACCGAAGCGGAACACTCCTCAGCTACAAATGTCAAAGACTTGTTCTTGTCTAAGATACGCAAGCAAAAGCAAGATATGGAAGCACGTCAGGCAGGATGGGACGCAGAAGCCGAAAGGAAAAGACCTGTTGCGGAGGATGAAACTCCAATAGACCGTAGTACGAACGGACGAGGTAAAGACAAGATACCACCGAGCAAGACGAAGGCTGGGCAACGCAAGAATAAAGATAAGCCGTATGGTAAAGAGATAAAGACGAAGAAATAAATCATTGTAAAAGGCATGTAAATGATGTGTACCGTTAAACCATTCTACAAACATTACTTCTCACGGATAGATAAATGGGATGATAAGATAGCAAACAACTTCCTTGAGCTTGGCTACGCTGTTAGTATCGTAGTACCGTTGGAGAAAGTAAAGATATGTCAACTCATTTATCAGTATATCGAAAACGACCAAGGGCGTTGGCTTGCTAAGTCCGTTATGTTTGTAGATTTGAATTGGTACGTTCAATATAAAGCAAGGAGACTTGAGGAGCAATTCAGTAACGGAGCTTTGTCAATAGAGGACTTACAAATAACAGCTTGGGAGTTAAACAAGCAATATGATAATCTATTAAACAGTTAAAGTTATGGACATACAAAAGTTTATACAATACAACATTCCTGAAGTAGATAGTAGGGAAGAGTTTGCGAAATATAAGACGTTGAAGGAATGTCTTGCTGACCCGAAGCTATATGACCGTACTCAGGCAGCTTCTTTGTTTGACGAGTTCTTATATGTAAAGGATAAGTTGTTTGGGGAGGCAATGGACAATTGGTTAAAGAAACGAGGGAGTAAATAAATCAAGGTTTATTATAGTGTAATGATTATCCGTGCCCAAGCGAGGACAACAGAGGGCGAAAGGCGATTTTGTAACACGGAGCAAGAACAAGGAACAGACTCAGGGTATAAGTAGCACGATAAATCGAAAGAGCTTGCCGAAGAAGAAATGCGAATGCTTGTAATCATTACATAATTATTTTGAAAAGTTAATAAAATCTATTAAGCTCTGGACTGTGAAGTTCGGAGCTTTTTTATTGTCTTTTATGTTCATTTTGCTAAACAAAAGTTAAATATTGCCCAAAATTAAACTTTTCCCAAAAATAATTGGTAAAAAATTTTGCCGTTTCGCAAAAAGTCCGTACCTTCGTAGTGTAATTAAAACAATAACGATTAAAAAACAACAAAGATATGGCAACGAAAGAAGTTACATTAAAAGTAGAAAACAGATGGATGGATGGATAGTTTGGAAAAAGCATGTCTAAAAGTGACATCACCATCAGGTAAAACTATCGTAATTTCCAAGATTGCTTTGTTTGACGTTAAGTTAAGCGAAAAAGTTAATGGAACTCTCAGGAGATTTGTCAGAGGAACAAAACTTTGGGACGAAGTTGATTTTGTTTCTAATGTTGATGAAATGAGAGATTTGTTGTCAATATCCAGTAGAATGTACTAATTTGTAAATAACAATAAAAATTGAACATATGGAAACTATAAAACTTACAAACAACGAAAAGAGCGTATTGGTAGCAATAGTAGCAAATGCTAAACAAGTAGGAGATAACGGAGTTGAGTTCATTCTCGCAGACGTAGCAAAAGAAATGGGCAAGAACATTCGTAGTATCTCAGCAACAGCAGGAAGTCTTGCTAAGAAAGGAATGCTGTTGACCGCTAATGGCGAAAGCTATTTTGACGGGGTAGTAACAGAAGCTGGACTTCATGAAGTGGAAGAAAGCGACAAAGTTAATCAAGAAGTAACAAACAAAAATCAAGACAATATGGAAGATAAGAATTTTGAATCACCAGTAGTGGACAACAGAATTGTTAAATTGAATGAAATAATCGGTGTTAGACTTGCAAGCATCAGCTCAAAGAAAAGACCTGCCGTAAAGGAAGCGAAGGAGCTGGCGAAGTATATCTTGGCTAACTGGGACGATGAATCACAGTTGCTCAAAATAAAGAGCGAAGATGTGAATAATGATATTGTCAAAGAAGTTCTTTCCAGCCGTCTTCAGAACTTCATAGATGCCAAGAATGCTTGCAAGAAGGCAGTTGAGGAATTGGAAGCACCGAAGGTTTACAAAGACGTGAACGGCAAGGAAATCAAAGCAGGTGACTTTGTTAAGGATTTGAGCACCGAAGGCAGCGAGCCTTGCGATGTATTTGATGAAGAAGGTGAGTTGGCGGTCAACGTTGATGGTACAACTGTTTACTTCTCAGAAATTGAGACAGAGAAGGTTTTTGAAATCGTAGATATGAAAGCGAAGGAGCCTGCTCAGCCCAAAACAAAGAAGACAGCGAGCAAGGCTGAAGCTAAGAAAACCGATAAGGAGAAACAGCCGAAAGAAAAGACCGCTAAAACTGCCCGCAAAGTGGGTGACGTTCATCCGAAGCACCCGACATGGGTATGGACGGAGTATGCGCCAGGAAAGTTTGATTGGCGTACCAATCCGAAAGATAAGAAGCAGGGTCAGCGTACCGATATGGCGGACAAAAAGGAGAATAAGCAGCCGAAGTCCAAAGCAGCCGATAAGAAGGCTGCTAAGGGCAAGGAAGCAAAGCAGGAAGTTTCGAAGAAAGCAGAGAAACCTATTTATACAATTGACGAGTGGGTTGCTTTGCCTACCAAACCTACAAGCGCCAAAAGCAAAATGTCGGAAGCTCAGAAAGAAGCGTTCAAGCTCATCAACAAGGGTTATCGGATAACGGCTGATAAGAAGTTCTTTCAGAATGCTGAAGGTGATAACAAAGCATGTAATTGGGCATCCGTTGAGGCTATGTTGAAGCGTTATGGCATAGACTATGTCCCGATGGGATTGATTAAAGAGGACAAAAATGAAAAGTGATAGAATTAAGGAATGTAAGTTCAACAATTGTAAATTAAATCGTATATGAAGACAAAAGAAGCAAAGCAAAAGGAATTGGCTATTGACGTAGCTTTGGAGATAGTTTTGGGTTGTGACCGCTTTGACCGTACAGACCTAAGAGAGATTATTGACCAAGAAGAGTTTGACGTAGAAGAAATGAAGCAACAGACCAAAGACTATATCAAAGAGAATTTTCAAAGCAAAGATGAAAGCGGACATGTTGCCCCAACGGACTTTGTTGAAAAACAATTAGCATATTGGTACGAGCCATGGAAGTAACGGAAAACAAAATCATCAAGGAGTTGCGCTGGTTATCAGAGAAGATGTTTGGTAAGCAAAAGGCATACTATGATAGAATGTTAGCTGACGCAACTCCTATTCGGATAGCTCCTTTGTCGGAAGTATTTGACGAAGAAACAATCAAGCTCATAAAGACTCAAATCAGACCTGAGCCGAAACTCTGTTTCAAGAATGCTACGCTGCTTTGTACTATGTTTCCTGACCGTGTCAAATACGTTGAGGGTAAGTTTACTGTGGCTCATACGATAAGCACGGAGCATGCTTGGAATAAAGTCGGAGATAAGTACATTGATATTACTATGGAGATAGCGTTGGAGTGCAATCCAGCCGAAGAAGAATACATTGCTTTGGGAGAATATGATGAAAGCGAGATTTTGCCGTATTTGTTTGAAAGCAAGGTTTACGGAGGTATATATGAACAAAAATTTTTAGAAAACTATGGCAAAGATTTATCGAACAAACGGTGACGTGGAAAACGTAGAGCCGAAGAATGGAACGGACTTTCAGCTTGAAGAGCTTTCGGCAATCGTAGGAGGTTACATTGAGTGCTTGAATTTTACAGACGGCAGCTTGCTTATTTGTAACGAAGAAGGCAAACTAATGAATTTGCCCTACAATGAAAGAGCTACGGACTTGGTGAGAAAGAACGGATACAATGATTACATTGTTGGTGATGTACTAATTTGTAAGACTGGGGAGGTGAAGTGATGAAAATAGTTTATCTTGATATAATGTTAGGCGGTTTATTCGTAGCTCAACTGCCATACAAAGTCAATCCGATATTTCCAGCAACCGATAAGGAGTTGCGTGAATATGTCGTTTCCAAACGTCCAACGCTACGAAACAAAAAGTTTGTTATAGCATTTTCTAACAATCGTGTAATATGAGCAAAAGATTATCGAAGTACGGAGTAGCAAGGATTTGAAACGCTATCTTATGCCTTGCCTTGCTTATCATAATAATGAGAGCAGCGTACAACACTTAGAGTATGTATGGGCAATATACTTTGTATAGCTTTCTTGTATCCTTATTTATTCACGGTACGTTCAGCGGTATGATTTATCTTGGTATTGATTACCTGCTGCGTAAATTCATGACGAAAGATGTTTGATTTTAATAAACAATTCAGTTTCTCAGAAGCTGACTGTGATATGACGGATGCTTTGTTTGGTATATTTTTCATGAACCAACAAGCAAGAAAGCGTAATGAGGCTTGGGTTCAGACGAAACCTAATCAAAGAAGTGAACAAGGACAAAAACGTATAAATTTGTTAAAAGAACAAGCAGAAGACATAGAATATGAAGAGCTTTGTGATTGATATAACAGCAGCCAGTTATAATGGTTTGGGAATAGTTGGGAGAAGGATAATCACTGAACAATTCCCAAACCGAAAGGAAGCACTGAAATATTTGTGCAAAAATTACTATCATATCAAAATAAACAAAATAACGGAAATGAAAAATTACATTGTTAAATTCTTTGGAAGTAAGAATAGACGTGAACAAATCAAACAAGTTAAAAACATGATTGTACAAGCCTCAAGAGCTACGGAAGTTGAAGACATCTTGAGACACAAGTATGGATATGAAGTTATCAACGGTTTGAAAATAAGAGAATGCGAGCAAAATGAGAACGAATGATTTTTTTTAAGATTACACTTGCTGCCTTGTTTATCATAACAATACTGGGTTGTGTAATTATGGGAATAATTCAGGAGTGTAGCAGAAGCAGCATTTACAGCACTCCTAAGAGAATTATAAAACGTGAACGAATATCTGAAAGCTCCGATAACGAAATATGGCGTACAAGCACATTCAGCTCATTTCAACGATGATTTTGATTTGTATGTAAGTTCTTATTTTGAAGGCAACAGAGAATTGGGAATTTGCGTATCAAGTAATAAAGAAGAAAATATTGACAATTTTGTTAAATATTGGGTTGAACAAGGTTATCTTAAAGAAATCAAAAAGGAGGATTGATATGAAAGTAGTAAACTTGAGCAAACAGGAAATAAGGGATTTGTTAGCATTGATAAACAACTCCGATAACGAGTGCTATGATAGCATTGCAAAGAAGCTGACCCGTGAGCCTTTGTATTTGACCGTACTAAAAGCCGTTGACGGTCGTTTCGGGAAGCGAGTATTGAAACCTCAGTACCGTAGATGGTGGAGAGTAATGACCTATGGAGCGTTGGCGTTTCTGTTCTTCAGATTTGTCATGTGTCCGTTCTTTGCTTGGTGGGATAAGGTAGTGGCATTCTTGAACTATGTAATTTGGGGATAATGGAACTGATAAGATTTATATTTCAATCCGTATGGCACTTCATAGGCACGGTTATTCTTTTGTGCGTTGTCTTTGAGGGGATAGCGGATATTATCAAAAGCATAAAGAATAAGTAATATGAAAGAAAGACAAGATTACAAGCACCCGTCATTTGGGATGCTGAGCATAAGCCGCATTCACGGTCAGTCGGGGTATCTTTTCGGCACCGAGATACAAGCTGACAATTTCATAGAATTGACGTTGTCAAATGCGATTTTGGAAAGAGATTTGACTCAGGATTGGTTTCATCAAGACAAAACATTATTCCGAGTTAAGATGTCTCCCAATCAATTTGCGGAGCTAATGACCAATTTGAATACAAGTCCTGGCGTTCCAGTGACTATTGAGGAAGTTTGCGGAGAAAGGATTGAGCAATGTACCGATATGGAGAGTAAAAAGACTTATACTCATAATCAATTCAGACAACGTATGGCGGAGCTGATGGTTGATATTAACAAGCGTTGGAAACAAGCCGAGAAGATTATTGATAAAAAGACTTTGACGAAGGATGACCAAAGAGAACTGAAATTGTTCTACGATAAGCTGACAACCGAAGTGAAGTCAAATATACCTTTCTTTGCTAAGTGTTTCCAAGAGGTTATGGACAAAGTTGTATTGGACGCAAAAACAGAGATTGATTCAGCATTGTTACGTGTAGTTGTAGATGCAGGAATTAAAGCACTTGGTATAGATGGAAACAACGAAGGCACAAAGTATATTAGCCAAGATTGATTGGGAGGTAAAGAAGCAAGAACGTTTCTTGAATTTACTACTCAGAGTGCAGAGATACAAACCTGCTGACCGAGAAGCGATATTGAAGAACGCTTGTTGGATAGATGGAACGGTTGAAACCCAATCTCAATACGCAAGGAACAGAAGAGAAAAGTTGCTGAAGGCTTATCGGAAATTATATGATAAGTGGATAGTAGGCAAGTGAAACTAAACACATAGCAAGGTTGCTCGTGAACTCCAACCTTCGGGGTGATAAAAGACTTCGGAGGAGAAAGCGGAAGTCACGAGCAATCATATTTTAATTGTCTGACGAAACGTAACAATACCAAAGATAACCGCCAAAAAGATTTTGCTATAAGGGGGTGTTTAGGGGGATATTCTGCGTGAGCGTACATGTACATACGTAAAGCAAAAAAAACTTCCTTATCAGAAATAAAGACATAACAAATATTGAGAACTTTCTTTAGTTCATAAGGGGGTAACCATCAAAGTTATCCTACCCAGTATGTATCAAAAATTGTAAATATGAATTGGATTAAGAAATTTGCTCAATGGCTTCTATCGGAGGAGCTTGCCGAAGAAAGGAAGCATTATCAGAAAATCAATGACGACCTACGAGCCGACAAAGAAGCGTTGGAAAAATCGAATGAAAGTTTGAGGCGTTTAGCATTCGGGAGACGTAAACACCTTGTATCGCAATTAATGCTTGAGTGTATAGTCAAGTGCCTACCAGACCCAAATGCGGTAGGAGTAGGCAGAATATCGGCTTCAGATATCAAAATGCGTAACATGGGTTTTGTAGATGAACTTGGTGGAAGACAGTATGACCACAAGTGTTTCGTCAAGGAAATAACCACTCACGAAGGAGAGCGAGGAGCGATTGTCCACATAACCGACTACAACATGAATATCTTCATTCCGCTGAGAAAGGAGAATGTCAGTTATGAGGTGTACGGTGTTCAAACCGCAATTGAGACTTACTTCTGGGACTTTTATGGAGCAGGGTTAAGGATGTTAAGTGCGGAAGCATGGGCGATGGCTACGGAGTTCATCAGGGCACAAAACAATGTATTGAAAGAATTTAGAGAACAAGGATTGTTATGAAAGTAAGAGTCAGTCAAATACCCGAAGAAAGCGGCAAGCCGAAGTATCAAAAGAAGATGAAAACCACGACAAAGAAGGCAAAAGACTTCGATGACGAGGAAGATGATGACGACTTCGGAGAGGAGCCTGAGGAGGACGAGCCGAAACGGTTGAAGAAAACAATGATTAACTTCGGGGAGGAGGGAATTGTTATTTCAGCCTATGACCTAAACTGCATTGAGAAGGATATGCGATTTGTTGAGAAACCGACCGCTCACTGGGAGTTCGGTATCACGATAAACAAAGGACTCAATCCAGGACAGTTTATCAACAAAACGGACTTATCTATGTGGTATATCAAGGAGGAAGTCAGAGACCGAAAATGGGACAGACTGATGGAACTCCTGAAATTAGAAGGTCTCAACGTTATTGAAGTGTAAGTAAACAGTTATAGTACCGTTACATTTTGTTAAATTTAATTGTAAAGAAAAATGAAAAAGTATGAATTGGTAGCCGCAGTGGCTAAGGAAACTGGGATGACCCAGACAGACGTGAACAAAGTAATCGACGCAATGTGTCCTGTAATCGTAAAGGCTTGCGTTGAGGATGGTGACGAAGTGAACCTGCCTACGCTTGGTAAGTTCAAACAGAAGGTCAACCCTGCTCGCAAGGGCATCAATCCGTTGACCAAGAAACCGATGGATGTGCCTGAGAGTCATACGTTGAAGTTCACACCGACAACAACTATCAAGAAGGTTATTCAGCCCAAAGCAGCAAAGAAAGCTAAAAAGTAAGCGAATACCCGAATGACGAGAGAACGGAGATTGGCGAATAATGTTTGCTTTTCTCCGTTTCTTTTTCTCCCAAAGTTTATAATTACAATTTAACAAAAGTAGAATGTAATGAAAGCAATAACAACGAAAGAAAAGTTACCAAAGTTTCTTGTAGTGAATGCCGAAGCTCCGAGCAAGCCTTGGAATAAGTATTTGCTGAAACCTTACGAGAAAGGTGAAATTGTGAAAGTCGCTCCGTTTGAAGAACAAGTATCTCACCCCAGCGTTGGTTCAACTCCTGAACAGTTCCGCAAAAGATACGTTGTTATATATCGTAAAGATGAAGAAGGCAAATGGACGCTGAAATATACACAAGGATGGGAATCATTTGATTTATTAACAACAATAAAAAAGAAGTAGTATGAAACGTTTGAAAAGATTTATTTTGAGCTTGTTGCTCACGAAACAGGAACGAGTTATGATTTGGAACGCTCTTTGGTTCTCTAATCATACCTACAGGAGAAGGGGAAATGTAGATGGTGCTGCCGCAGTACAGATGGTGATGAACAGAACTGAGGGGTTGATTGTACCGAAAGGCAGAAAATACTCCGAGAAAGAACTTGTCGAGATTGTTGAAGGAATTATCAACGAAGCGGCAAAGGCAAGCGAGGAAGTAACAAGACATGTTGCCCGTCAAGAGTTCAACAAAGGCTATCGGAAAGGTAGAAGCGAAAGAACGCTTGAAGAGATTGCTGAACCACTCAGACCTTTCGGCAGAGCCGTACACGTTGAGGAGAAAGACGGCAAATTGGAAGTTGATATGGAACTCAACGAAGGTATGGAGATTGACCGTGAGAAGTGCGAAACATGCGATGCTCGTGAAGGCTGTATTATCTTCGCTATGATATTTGGTCAGGACAAAGAAGAGGATGCCGAGGGCAGCGATTCAAAGCCGACTGAAGGCGAAGATACCGAGAAGGAGGAAAAGAACGAAGAGCAAGCACCCGAAGGCACTGAAGGACATCACGAAGCTCCGAAGGAAGATGAGGGCAAATAAAATTCTTTGATTGTCTATATAGAAACCGTGCGGCAAGGTTAATAACTAAGTCACACGGTTTCAACATTTAATAACAAGATATGATAAAGAGTAATTACATAGTATTTGACTGCGAAACAGGTGGGTTATATGAGGACAAAAATCCAATAACCCAATATGCTGCGGTTGTTCTTGACGGCTCTACTTTGAAAGAGATAGACCGTTGGGAAACTTTCGTCAAGCCTTATGCTGATTTAGTTATCGAACAGGATGCGTTGGATAGGACTATGGTGAGTATGTCCGATATAAACAAGGGCATGAGCATTAAGGAGTTTATATCAACCGCTACGGAGTTCTGGGAAACTCATAGAGCAAAGTCCAAGAAGAAGGAAATGGGACGGCTTGTACCAGTAGGTCATAATGTTCCTTTTGATATTCGGTTTTTGAATTACGCTCTTTCTCTTCAGAAGAAGGATGATGTTGAGTTTTGGATGTATCCGAATATCATTGATACCTTTCCGCTTGCTAAGTTAGCGTGGGGAATTAACGGAGACGAGAAAATCAACTTGGGAGCTTCTTGCGAGAGGGCAAAGATACGACTTACAGATGCTCACGGAGCGATGAATGACGTAGAAGCGACAGCCGACCTTCTAAGATGGTATATGCGTAAACTCCGAGCGAAGAAAGGAGAAGGAGCGGCAGAAGCTACTCAGGGCAGAGCGAAGGGAGATGAGTTCTTTGAGTTCAAATGTGGAGCAAAGTAATTTTCACAAAGTTTATAATAATATGAGCAAAGAAACGTTTGATTTAGCTTCTAATTTAGAACAAGCATTTAATAGTATTGGAACATCAATGATGTCTTTGAATTTTGCTTCAAAATTGCTTGCTTATGTAGCAGTAATGGGCGGAGGCAATGAAGCAGTTACTATGCACGAAGGTTTGAACGCTGGTATAGCAATAGCTCAAAGGAAGTTCAATATATTTGGCGGTGAAGTTCCAGATTATAAAGGAATTATTTGCATCAGAGCTTTCATTAATGAGCTTGAAAGGAAGGGTGATAAAACTCCTTGGTTAAAGGAAATATATGACCGTTATAATTTGAAATAAACAGTTATAGTAATCATAAATGTAAATTAAAATCGTATGTCTGAAACAAATGAAACTCCGAAACGTAAACGGAGAACAAAAGAAGAGATTGAAGCTGCTAAGGCAGCAGGCACTTACAAGCCGAGAACAAGAAAGAAAGTTGAGGAAGCTCCGAAAGAGGAAACAGCGAAAGCTCCTGAGGAGTTCCAAGCAAAACCTACGAAACTGCCTGCTGAACAATCCGTTCTGATTATGGCTTGTCTTCAGCCTGAGGTTTCAAAGAGAGCTATTGAAGCGGCAAAGGAGAAAGGCGTTGAGGTTGTAATTCTTGAAGACCGAGTAATTCACGACTACTTGAGCGTGCGTGATAAGGATAACAAAGAAGCAAGAAGTTTGGGAGACTTCCTGAATGATACTTCCAATCGTTTGCATGCTGAAGACCAATGCGTGAAGTTATGGATGATACTTACGAAGGGTCAACCGATTGAGAACGCAGAGCAACGTGTATTCACGAGAACGGAGGTTGTTAAGTCAACTAATCTATCTCACGGAAAAGCTGACCAAGTCTTTCAGTTACTCCGAGCCTTCGGAATGTTACGTTTCACGAAAGGAACGCACGAGTTTGTTCTCAACTTCAGCAAGAAGAAATGTCACGATACTATCAAAACAGAAGTTCTTGCGATGTGCAAAGCGTTGAACAACGACATTCTCCGTTACAAGGCATCAATTGAAGCCGATACTGAATTGACGAAAGAGCAAAAAGATGAAATGTATAAAGAGTTACAAAGAGCCGTTGACGAGACAATCGAGTATTAAGCGGAAACAACCATAAAAAGAGTTTGAGAGCTAACAGGGTACAATCCTTGTTAGCTTTTGTCGTATAAAGAGGATTGATATGATAGCAACAGTACCAGACATAATTGCGAAAGCTCCTGTGACCTTGTTACAGTCTCCAATGCATCAATTGGAATGTCTCAATATAGTAGATGAGATAATTGACGGTATGGACGATAAGGGAATATTGGAGCTCATGCAAGGTTCAGGAGGAGACTTGGATTGGGTATTAGATAACTTGATGAAAGACACTTATCAGGTTATGTACACTGGAGACCCAAATATTGACTTCGCTCCGAAATATACCGAGAGACTTTCACAGTCAATCGAAGAAACATTGCGGACACGCAACCTTACTTACTTTATTACTTCGGTAATGCCCGACTTCCAATTGTCTTGGCATCATTTGGAATGGGGAGACTTGGTACACCGATACAATAAATTATGTATCAACGCTGCCCGTGACCATGGTAAGTCGTATTATTTCTCAAATGCCTATTGTGCTTGGAAGCTCTATTCCTACGCAAAGCCTAAATCAAGTGTATTCTCTGCCCGACCTACGAAGAGCAATTCCAATCGTGGGTATTTGTTTAGCTTCTCACTCCAGCAGTCCGTTGACCTTATGGAGATTTTGAAAGGAACGATTGAGAGCAACGACATTCTCAAAGACAGATTGTATCCTGATTCAAGAAATAGCGGAGCGTGGGCGAGTACGAACATAGTATGTAGGAACGGAGCGAGGTTGACGTGTAAGGGATTTGGGTCATCAGTACGTGGTGCTCACCCATACTGGATAGTAGTAGATGATGGGCTGAAAGATAACGTCATATACAGTGCTCTACAACGTCAGAAAAGTATAGACTATTTCCACGCTGTTATTATGAACATGCTCGTGCCAGGAGGACAAATCATTGTCGTTGGTACTCCGTTCCACGCTTCGGATTTATACGGAGACTTGAGAAGCAAGAGCATATTTGCTACGCATAATAAGAAGGGTTGGTTTGTAATTGAATATCCTGCTATCTTCCCTGACGGACGTATCTTGTGGCCACAGCGTTGGAGCTTCTTCGATTTGATGGACAAGAAAGCAACGCAAGGTAACATCATCTTCAGCCGTGAGAACTTATGCCGACCTATTACCAATGAGGCTTCTATATTCCCATTGAAAGTCTTGGAACGTTCTTTGGTACGTATGGAGAACTACACGTTGGTACGCAATCGTGATGACTTCCCGATTAAGTTTAACAAGGTTGTTACAGGCTGTGACTTCGCAATATCCGCTAACGTAGGAAGTGACTACACCGTGTTCACGACTTGGGGAGTAGATGACGAAACAGGAGAGCGTTGGTTGCTAAACTTTTACCGAGATAAGGGCAAGACCTTCCACGAACAGATGCAAATATTGAAGGGAATCAACGCAAGATTCAGACCTGATAGCATGGTGATGGAGCAAAACACATTCCAACAGATATTCGTTCAGGAAAGCGATAAACAGGGGTTGCCAGTTATAGGACATACCACTGGAATAGATAAGTACGACTTGAAGACAGGCTGGCCAGGATTGGCTATTGATTTTGAGAGAGGTAAGATACATATACCAACTGGAGATAAGTATTCACAAGATGTAAAAGATTTGATTTTCTCTGACCTTGGTTCGGTAGCCTTTACGGATAAAGGACTTGAGTCAGTAGGAGAACATGACGACATCTCATCCAGCTTCTGGCTTGCTAAGTTAGGTGCTAACTTGATAACAACAGGATTCAAATATACTTTCCTTTAATCAGCGTTTTATAAGGAGAAACTGTTCATTTAATAACAATAAATATGAAACAAAGAAAAGTAAACATTATCATCAAAGGTTACGGCAAGAAGCCTTTGTATGCGACTTCTCATTCAGCAGGAGCCGACTTGTATTCAGCCAATGCTTCGGATATTGTTCTTCAGCCAATGGAACGCAAAATCATTCCCACGGGTTTGTTTTTGGAACTTCCTATTGACGCTGAAGCTCAAATAAGACCGAGAAGCGGACTGAGCGCAAAGAAGGGAATTGTAGCAATTCTTGGAACCATTGATGCCGATTATCAAGGAGAAGTTGGTATCATAGTAATCAATTTAAGCGATGAAGCGTTTGTAATCGAAAGAGGAGAACGACTTGCTCAGATGGTTCTGAATGGAGAAGGAGGATTGTTCCAAGGAGACTGGGTTGAGGTTGAAGAGTTCTCCAGAGAGAGCGAACGAGGAGTAGGTGGATTTGGACATACAGGTACAAAGTAATGAACCAGTTCAGACAGTTCACTAACGGCAAAGGGTTGTTTATCGGGGTTGACTTCGGCTTCGGTAACGACTTTGCCGTTGAAACTCAAATACAGAAGCAGTCTGACGGGAGCTTGAAAATACTTTCGAGCAATATCATTGGACGTGCCGAAGATTACAAGAACGAAGAAAAGAGAGAACAAAAATGTAAAGAATATGAAAAACTTTGCAATCAAGAAACCGTTGAGCAAAAATCAACTTGACGATTTGACTAATGGGCTTGTTAATGCTATGCGTTATTCTGACCCAAATGTTGAATACCCAAGTTATGATAAGGCGAAACAAGATGATGGGGTAATGGCTGAATGGTTTTATCCCATTTTCAATGGTACCAATGACTTCTCCGAGCTTACAGCCATTCATATGTACACTACTCAGGAAGCTACGTTTGAGGACGTAGGTGAGCTGCTATTGGGCATTGCTTTGACTGAGATGAAACACTACGATAAGCTGTCAGACTTTATCCGAAAGATAGGAGGAAAGATTGACCAGAGATATAACAACTCAGGCGTTACCGTAGGAAAGACCGCAGAAGAAGCGATTGAAATAGCAATCGGTGCGGAGGAGAAAACAATTGACTTCTATGAGAACTTGCAAAAGAAGCTCTTGAAGTTACAAGAAACGGAGACAATCAAGATAGCTCTTCAACTGCTTGCTAAATTAGTAGCGGATGAGGTAGTTCATCTGAAACTATTAAAAGAACAATTAAAGAATGATTAACAAAATGAAATGTAACGGTATTGATTTGTTATCAGACTATGTGTTCTTGTCTAAATACTCTCAAAGACGAAAGGATGGACGACTTGAACACTGGGATGAAACTATTGACCGTATCTACGAGATGCACAAGGTCAAGTTGAAACAGTTAGGTCTGCTTGGTGAAGAAACGGTTGCTATGATAGAAGAAGCAATGCGTTTGGAAGTTGATAAGAAAATCTTGTCTTCCCAGCGTGGGCGTCAGTTCGCTTCTCCTTCGGTAACGAGTGGAATATTGAAGCATGAAGCCAAGTTATACAATTGCTGTTCTACCTACGTTGACCGTGTAGAAGTATTCAGCGAAATCATGTATTTGCTTCTTTGTGGTTGCGGCGTTGGTTATTCCTTACATAAGGAGTACATTGACAAGCTACCAATAGTCAAGCCGTATAACGGAGACCAAAGACCTCAATTTTTTGTTGAAGATAGTATCGAAGGATGGGCTGATTCAATCCGAGAGCTTATGACGGCTCTATTTGAAGGCAAGTCAGCTGATATAGTCTTTGACGCTATCCGACCAGAAGGAGCGTTGATTGACGGTAAGTTCCTTGCACCTGGCCCAGAGCCGTTAATAAAAGCCCATAATCATATCAAAGAAGTCATGAAAGTCGCTCAAGGCAGAAAGCTCACCACTATCGAAGTTCACGACATTATTTGTTTTATAGCGGATAGCGTTGTGAGCGGTGGAGTAAGACGTTCTGCTATGATTGCTTTGTTTGATAAGGATGATGATTTGATACTCCGAGCTAAGACAGGAAGCTGGTGGACAGAAAATCCTCAAAGAGCTATGGCAAATAACTCTATTCTTACAAGCGTCAAAGACCGTTTGTCATACAAAGAAATGAAAGAAAAGCTGCAAGTGATACGGCAATTCGGAGAGCCAGGTGTGGTAAATGTTGCTGATTACAGTTACACGGTTAATCCTTGCGGCGAAATAGTAATGAAACCGAGCATTGACGGCAAGAGCGGTTTTGCTTTTTGCAATCTTGTTGAGATAAATGCTGAGAGAGTAAAGACAGAAAAGGAATTTTATGAAGCATGTGACGTTGCTTCATTTGTCGCTACACTTCAATCACTTTATACTAACTTCAAATATCTATCCACTGCATCACGAGAGATAGCTGAGCGTGATAGAGCTATCGGAGTAAGCATTACAGGCATATATGCCAATCCTATTCTTCAGGGTGAAGTCCTAAAAGCAGGTGCTAAGATAGTGGCAGAAACAAACGCCAAATGGGCAGAAGCATTTGGAATAAATCGAAGCCGTACTTGTACTACAATTAAGCCGAGCGGAAATGCTTCATCAATACTTGGCTTATATTGTAGCGGCATTCATCCAGCTCATGCTACTAAGTATTTGCGTCGTGTTCGTATCAAGACTTACAGCCCAGAGTTCATTGCTTTGAAAGATACTCCGTTGGTAAAAGTTCTACGAGGGGATGAGGCTGTGATAAGTTTCCCAATTGAGTCTGATGACCCGAATATGATATTCAAAGACGAGGTATCAGCCGTTGAGCATCTCAAGTTTATCGGTATGGTAAAACATTATTGGATAAACAAAGGAAGCGTTAATACCAAAGCCGTTGCTAACAATATATCCGCAACCGTTGAGGTGAAAGATGATGAGTGGGACGAAGTAGCAGCTGTTCTGTTTACCAACGATTATCTATTCACTGGCGTGAGCTTGTTACCGAAGATGGGCGACCAAATTTATGACAACGCTCCATTCCAACGTTTATCTTCCTCAGAAGTCGAAAGTGAGTACAATGCTATCAAAGAGTATCTTGATACCCACGAAGTAGATTTCAACGAGATAATGAGCGACCGTGAGAACTTCTATTCAGGCGACATGGTAGCCGTAGGATGTTCGGGAGGAGCCTGTGAATTGAAATAGATATGAAGATTGAAAGTTTTATATTAAGTATTCTCAAGAAGATTGAAGAGTCATGGCCAGGAGTTATTTGCTATGCTTATAAAACTGGTAACGCTCCGATGACCTACGTTTGGTGGGAAGTCTCCGTTTCAGATTTTGATTTGTATATGCACGATAAGCGTTTCAAAACTCTTGCCAACGCTTGGCATAAAGCAGCGAAAGCTCAAGGGCATAAGATAATCTTTGTTTGTGGTTGGAAGCCTACGGAGGAGAAACTTGTCAAACTGATGGAAGAGGATAATTTGATATTGAACGTGTAATTTAATTGTTTCATTTAAGTATGATTTGAGAGGAGCTACTTGTGAAAGTCGCTCCTTTCTTTTTAACAAAAGTTAAATTTAGCAAAGTTTCTTATAAAAAGTTTTGCGGTTATAAAATAAGTTCGTAACTTCGTACCAGATAATCAATATAACAAAGTCATGGGAGCATTTATACCAAGTAAATATCAAAGAGCCGTTTACATCTATATTGAGAAGGGTAAAGGCAATGCGGTTATAGACGCAGTAGCAGGTTCAGGAAAATCTACAACGATTGTGAATGCGTTGAAACTTATTCCGAAGAACAAGCGAGTATTGTTTTTGGCGTTTAACAAGGCAATCGTAGAGGAACTGAAAATCAAAGTAGGCAATCTCAACAATGTAGATATTAAAACGCTACATAGTTTGGGAGCTTCGGCAACTATGCGAGCTTTGAACTCTCAGCTTCAGGTTGATAAATATACGGCTTGGGTTAATAATGGTATCAAATACTCTTCCCTTTCTCCGAAGTCAGACTTGTTACCTGAACAGATGTCAACTTGGAAAGGCAATATCTTGAAGCTCATTGACCTTGGTAGAGTAAACTTGGTTAAGTCCGAGAAAGACTTGGAAGAGCTTGCTTGGAAACATAACATTGATTTGGAAGACAACGAAGTTGATATTGCTATTAAGGGTATCAATTGGGGCGAAAGGGAAACGCAAGTCATAGACTTCACAGACATGATATACTTCCCGAACGTCAAACAGATAAAGATGTTCCAATACGATTGGGTATTCATAGACGAGTGTCAGGACTTGAACGCTGCCCAAAGAAACTTGTTCTTGAAATGCTTGAAACCTAATGGTAGATTTGTAGCTGTTGGAGACCCACGTCAGGCAATCTATGGTTTTGCTGGAGCGGATGTTGAAAGTTTCAATCTTTTGAAGAGACTTCCGCACACCGTGAAACTTCCTTTATCCGTATGTTACCGTTGCGATGGAGACATAATCGGTATGGCCAAAGAGATAGTGCCTCAGATAGAAGCAAGAGCAGGTGCACCAGCAGGTGTAGTTAGTCGGGAGAGCGTTATGGCGGATGTTAAGGATGGTGATATGATACTTTGTAGGGTTTCAGCTCCGTTGGTTAAATTGTGTATGCAATATATCGGGAGAGGGGTGAAAGCGTATGTGAAAGGAAGGGATATTGGAACCAATCTTATTAACATGATAAAGAAAACCAATCGCAAGCAGATTAAGGACGTAATGGAGAGACTTGAAAGGGAATTATCACGGATAATCGGAAAGGTGGTAGCAAAGCAGGGATGCACCGAAGCTGAAGCGAAGGAACATGAAATGTATAAGAACTACGAGGACAAGTTGAGAGCAATCGAAGTTCTTTCAGAAGGGTTGGCAACTTCCCAAGAAGTGATTGACCGCATAGACATGATTTTCTCCGATGATAACAAGAACGGTATTTGTTTGAGTACGATACACAAGTCAAAAGGTTTAGAGAGCGACCGAGTATTCATCATATGTGAGGATAAGTTGTATTTGAAATATTGTATGACCGTTCCTTGGATGGCGGAACAAGAAAGGAACTTGGTTTATGTAGCTTATACAAGAGCAAAACATTTTCTTGGATTCATTCAGGACTTCGTAGCATAACAGATATAAATATCTAAGTTTAAGAAATTTGTATTATGGCAGTAGTAGGTTTGAAATTAAAGGTTACGAAGGAACAATCAGCTGAATTTATCAGGCTGATGAAGCAGGCTGTATTCTCTTCCGAGAATCAAGTGGATGATTTCGCTGAACCAGTATCGAGATTGTTAAGCGAGTTGCAAGCGGATATAACAATTGAGGATGGTTCTATCAGTTTGGAAAATCTAAGAATTGATTGCGGAAAAGCTGATGCGGAAGGCTAAATTTGCGGTGAAAAGTTAAAAAGCGAGAATTTTACAAAGATTTTTCGCTTTTTATTTTGCCGTTTCAAAAATACTCCGTACCTTCGTAGTGTAATTGGAAATAAAGATTGTAAATCAAATTGTAAAATTCAAAGATATGGAAGCAACAAATCAGAATTTAGACAGCGTATTAAAGAAGCTGAGAAAGTTACAAAACCTTTACGAAGGTGCAAAGAAAATCA